ACGCCATCGGGGGCCGGTTGGGTGGTCGCTGGGGGGTCCCCCCACCACTCCTGACCTGCGGTTTTGCCGCGCGGCGCGTTTGCTGGCCTGGTCAGATGGCGTGTGTTTCGGCCGCCCACTGGTCCCGCCCGCCGTGCCTCCACGCGATCCGCCCGGCCGCTGGCCCGCTCCGGCCGGTGAGCGACGGCTCGTCTGCGTGGTCGACGAGGCTGGGCCATGTGTAGGCGATGGTGTGGCTTTGGTGGCGTGCCCATGCGCTGATTGCTTCGTCGATGGGTTTGCCGTTGGGCAGGTTGTTGAGCATGTTCGGCACGAGGTCGGCGTGTATGGCGATGCCTACGGCGTGGAGTAGTCGTCTGCAGGTGAGCCAGTGTGCTGTGGTGTCAGCGGCTTTGGCGATGCGTTGTTGGTATTCGCGGGGTCGTTCTCGCCCGAGGTAGAGGCTGACCACTGGGCTGGGTGCCACTGCTAGCGCTGCGTCGAGCTGGTCGCGGAAGTTGTTGCACGGTATGGCGTCGTCTTCGAGGACCACGAGCCAGTCTGTGTTGTGGCGGGTGAGGTGTTGCCACACTTTGCGGTGGTTGGTTTCGCATCCGAGTGTGCCGTTGTCGATGCTCATGTATGCGGCGCCCACGGTTTCCATGAGCCGGTGTGCTTGTTCGGCGCGTTTGGTGTGGGCCACGATGCCGATGGTGTGGGTCATCGTGGCCTTATGCGTGTGGTTTTCACGGCGACGGTGGTGTGTGGTGTGAGTCGTGGTGTGATGCTGCCGTAGTCGTATTCGGGGTCGATGGCGATGGAGCATCTGACCCAGCCGCTGGATTGGATTTTCTCGACGGTGCCTTCGTGTTCGAGTCCGTCGAAGTCAACCCATACGTTGTCGCCGGGTTTCATGCTCCGCTCCATTGTCATTCGTCCCAGTAGGGTCCGGGGCACGACGGCCATGGTCCGTTCCAGTGCACGCCGTCTGGGCCGAGGCCGGGCCAGGCTGGTTCGACACCGGCGGCGCGTGCGCCGTAGAGGTCATAGGAGCGGTTTCCGGTCGCGAGTGTGAGGTTCTCGAAATCGATGAGCAGCACGCCGCGGTCGGGGTGTACGACGACGTTGATCAGGCAGGGGTCGCAGTGCCACCAGCCGGCGGCGTGGATGGCGGCGAGCAGATCCCACAGCGGCTCGGCGTAGCGCCGGGACCAGTTGGGGTGGATGTTGAGGATCGGGGTGCAGCGTTCGACCTCGATCCACATGGGCCCGAAGTCGATGAGTTTGGGCGTGGCCCATGGCATCGTGCGGTATGCCTGTAGTTCTTTCTCCCAGGCGATCTGCTTGGTGAACTGCTTGTGCACGGTGCGTCGGTGGATCGTGACCATGGGCCTCGCGACCATTGTTACTTGTGCCTCCACCATGACCAGGCGTTGCGTTCGTTGGTCTTGAAGACCGTCACCACCTGGGGTCCGTGGATGAGTTGGTCGGCGTGTTTGGTATAGGCAACGTAGTTGAGTGTCGCCATGTCGCCGATGATTGTTCCCGGGGCGTCGTCTTTGTGCCAGACGCGCCGAAGTTGGTCTTCGTGGTCGGCGGCCATGTCGTGTGCGAATGCCATGACGGTTTCCCGGTCGCCGCCCACGATCCCCGCGTTCAGTAGGGTGCGGTCGGCGTGGGTGTCGATGAACTGTTGCAGGTGTGTGGCTTTGTGGTTGTTGCGCATCCAGTCGATCCCCACAACGGCGGGTTCGTGCCCGGTGTACAGCTTCCCGGGTTGCATGTGTTCCCACGGAGGGGTGAGCATTTCGACGTCGGTGCCGTCTACGCACCACACCCATTTGACGTCGGGGTTGGCGCGGAGCCATTGGTAGTACAGATACCAGCGCGCGAAGTATGGGTTATCGACTGGGCTGGTGACTCGCTCGAATGACGCCTGCGGGTGGGTGAGTGGGTTGTCGCACAGCACAACGGTTTCACCTCCAGTGATGGAGGTGATCAACGTTTCGAGCAGTTTGACGTCGGGCCGCATGCGGGTGTTGCGCTGCGGGTCAGGCTTGTTCGACAGCAGGCAAGTGAGCACGACGCGGCGTTCAGGTGCCACTACGGGGATGTAGTGGCTGCTCGTGTAGTGGTGCTGCCAGTACAACTCGGCATTGCGGGCGGCGACGGCTTTGCGTTCCTCTGTCGGGACGGAACGCTTTACTTCCAGGTGCTCGTCCATGGAGTGGATGAGCTTGTTGGATCCGCAGACGTCGCCGTAGCGGAACGAGGTGAGACCGGCGTTGTAGATGCGATCAGACCACGACGGGTGTTCCCATCCCCAACCGCCGAATTCAGGGTCGAGGCCGCCGACGCGTTCGATGACGCTGCGGTGTGCGTAGATCATGCAGCCACGCGCCCCGGACAGGGCGAAGTGGCGGCCGTCGTCGTAGACCTTCGTGACGTCGTTGAGTTTCCGTCCGCCGGCGAGGTCGATGAACTGGTACATCAGGTGCGGCTCGGGTGAGTCGATGTAGGGCTGAAACCAGTTGTCGGCGATCGGGTAGCAGTCGTCGTCGAACAGGAAGATGTGTTCGCAGCCGTTGAGGAGTTCGAGGCATTTGTTTTTGGCTCGGGCAATGCCTGCGCGTTGAGTGAATCGGTAGGTCGCCGCTGGGTATGGTTCGTCGCTGGCGTCGTCGACGATGACGAGTTTGGCGTTGGGTGTGTGGCGGCGAATGTGGGCGATTGTCTCGTCGGCGATGGTGTTCCGGTTGCGGGTGGTGACTCCGATTCCGATTGGAGTTCCGTTGGTGGTTTCGGGAACGTATCGGGTTCCGTTGATCACGACGTCGGTCATGTGTGGGCTCAGTTCGTCACTCGTACCATTCGCCGCAGTCTGGGCAGTCGGCGTCGCCGCAGTAGCAGATGTTGCGGTCTGTGGTTCGTCCGGTTTTGCGTTCGCGGTGCCGGTTTCGGTGCGGCTGGGCGGCGTTGGATCTGCGCAGCTCCTGGCGGGCGCGGGCTGCCTCATCCATTGGTGCAGTCCATCGTCCAGCCGTTCTTGCGTGTGGTCACGCGGATTGTGGTGTCCTCGTGTTTCGCCCCGGCCATCGCGAGGGTGGCCGTCTTCGCGAGTGCGGTCATGATCGGCAGCATCCAAGGCTCGTTGGGTCCAGCTTTCTGGACCGCTTGAACATCAGGTGGCGTGGTGGTCCACTGGCCGGGATCGGCGTGCATGAGCACTTTCCCGTCAACTTCGATGTGGATCACTGTTCGGTCGCTTTCCGCAAGGCTCGTTTGGGAACGATGACGTCGTTGCTTGTTTTGTCGATGGTGATCGACAGCACGGGCGGTGCTGTGGGTGTGGTTCGGATGTTGATGACGCGGTGCCCGGTCGGTGCGTCGGCCGCTTTCTGGCGCAGCTTTTCTGCTTCTTCGCGTGTGAGGATCACATAGTTTTGTGTGATCGCCGCGGCGAGTGCTTCCGCGACCAGTTTCGGGGTGTCGAGGTGCGGTAGGCCTGATTCTTCAGCGAACTGGCCGGCGAGTTCCGGGGGGACACTGATAGGTCGTAGTCCCGGCAGGAGGATCGGGAAGGGTTTGGTGTTTTCGTCGCCGGGGTGAACCAGGTTGTTCAGCGTCTCGGTGAGAAATTCTGTGAGGTTCATCCTCGTATGCACCACCAGATGCGTGTGAGTAGGGATGGTGGCCGGTACAGGTCGAGGTGTTCCCACGGTTCCGGTGTGATGTTTCCTGCGTACAACCGGGTTTCGTCTTTAGGTGGGTCCAACCGTCGCGAGGTGGCGATGAGGCGGCGTGCTGCGCGTCGCATGATGCGGGCCGCGCGGCGTTTCATTCCTGCCTGCCACCGATCGTGCCGGCGCCGTCCTGCAAGTTGATACGCCACGACTCCGGGTCGATATCGTTCGGGAGTCGGCAAGCCTTGCTGCACGCCGAGAAACGAACCTTGCTGCAAGGGTCGGGACACACCCGCAAATGTTTGGTTGGCACGTCAACTACTCCTGGCTGGGGCGGGGCAACCGGTCAATCAGCTGGTCGAGTATGCGTTCAGCGGCGGCGATGATGTCCGGGTTGCCTGCCTGCCGTGCAAGTTTCAGATTGAGGTGCGCGCCTTGGATGCGTTCGGTCAGTGTGCGCGGCGCAGGGAAGGTGCTCATGGGTGGCCTCCCCGGAATGAATAAAAGCCCGAACCTGTGGAGGTCTTCGGGCTTTGGGCACACTTCACTTGCCGAACCCATAATGGCATATGAATCTGCATGTCGCAAGCAAGCTAGGGGATGTGGGGGGTTGGGTGTGTCTCTCATTCGAGGACTCCTGCGGGTAGTTCGTAGCCCAGAACGTTGGCGAGGTGCTGGAATAGTTGCGGTCCCCATTCGTGGTGGCAGTTTTGGCAGACGCATCCTGATGGGCCGATTTGGAGTGCGGGTTGTCGGACGGTTTCGCCGGCTGAGTTCTTCCGGTACACGATGGCGGTGTCGCAGGCTGGGCACGGGTTTGGGAGTGACCATTTCGGTGGCGGGTTGAGCATCGTTTTGATGGATTCGCACCAGGCTTCGATCCTTCCGGAGATTTGTTCGATGCCGTGGGTGTCTTGGGGCCGCCAGGGGCGTCGTTCCAGTAGTTGGAGGCGTAGCACCGTTAGTGGTGTGTGTTCGCGGGTGAGGTCGCGTTGTGGAACTGGATATGGGGGTCCGAACACCCAGTAGCTTGAGGGTTCCCATGCTGCGACGGTGGCGTCGATTTCGGTTTTGAGTTCGACGGCGTCGATGCAGAGGGGTGGTGAGGATTGCGGAATGCGGGAGGCGTTGCCTTGGGAGCCGGGGATTTCTTCGGTGAGTTGGTCGTAGAGAGAGTCGCGCCATCTGGTGGTGCCTTCGGCGTATTCGGGTTTTGGGTCGATGAGCGCGGAGATGGCGTTTCCGAGTCTGGTTTTGGCGGCGGGGAGGTTGCCATCCTCTGCTGGTTGGGTCATAGGGTTTCCTGAAGTTCGTCGGGTGTCCACATGTTCAAGCAGTTGAGGCATTTCACCAATCCGTCGTATTCGAGTGCGAGCATGATCATTTCGCAGGAGGTGCATCGTTCGCCGGGGATGAGCCTAGGGATTCGGGAGATCTGTTCTTCGATCTCGTCCATGCGTTTTTCGCGGTCTTCAACAGTCGGAGCGTCGCTTGTGATGGCGTCCGGGGCCTGGAATTTATTGGCGTCGGGACTGATTGGTCGTCGGGATATTGACTTGGGTCGAAGCTCTCCCTTGTTGTGGACTGCGTGCGCGGCGTTGTATCGAGGCAGCTCCGATTGAATCGCTGCTACCTCTGCGGTTTCGAGCTCAGCGCGGGTGGCGAAGTGTTGCATCGTGGCGCGGGCGACTGATTTGAACCATGCTTTGTCGGCGTGGTGTTGGTTGAATCGGCTTCTCGGGTTGTTTGTGATTCCGATGTAGAGAAGCTCGTCTTCCGCGTTGTAGAAGCGGTAAAGAATATGAGGTTTGTCGCTCATGGGCACCTCCAATATTCGGGATTTTACCTTGCATTCTTTGAGGGTGTTGGTGGCGGCGTTGAGCGCGTCCCACGCGGCGATCCACGCAGCCACACGAGCATCAGTCATTCGTTTTCCCCCTCCTGGTTAGGTTCAGACTGCACAACCGACCCGACATCGACCTTCTCGCAAAGGTCCTCGATGCTGTCGTACCCGAGGTTCATCATTTGTGGTGTCCTTTGCAGTCGGTGGAATGCTCGGCGCGGGGCTGGAAACACGCCGGGCAAACAGGGCTCTCGTGGATGAATCGAGCCTGGGCAGCGAGAATCACAGACAAAGTCACGGCTGCGCCTCCAGTTCCCTGATGCGGGCTACGAGTGCGCGGATCAGGTCGTGCTCGCTGTACCTTGGGTCCCAGGACTCATAGATCGGGATGGCGTGATCGTGGTGCATGTCGGTGCAGGGGATGGTGTCGGTGTAGCCGATCAAGGTGGCTCGCTCCGGATCGTGCCCGGACAGGAAATCGAGCAGCTCGGAGAGAGTGAACTCGCCGCCAACGCACCGGTGTTCCCCGTCGTCGGTGATCTCGATGCATGTGTCGAGGGCGTGCTCGATCTGAGTCAGTGTGAAGTCATCGACGGGGAACGGCGGAAGTTCTCGGGGGGTTTTGTCGATCATTGCTGGTCCTTTTCGGCTAGTAGTTGGGCGATAGCGATCAGAGCGTGAGTGGTCGCGGACTCGTATGCGGCTTGGCGGGCTTCTTCCCGCGCGAACTCGATGTGCTCGACGGGGGTTTCAGGTGTTTTCGGCATCAGAACGGCGGAAACCATGCCTCAACGAGGACGTCGAACGCGGCGTCAGCCATCCGCCGCCACGCGTCCTTCTCCTGCTCCGTGAGGGTGTTCCAGGGGAACATGCGGCCGGAGCTGGTGGTTTCGCAGATGGCTTGCGCTGCCCGCTCAACCAGCGCGGCACGCTCAGGAGTGATCATTCCGAACCCATCCATTCCTGAATCTGCTCCACCAGCCGAGCCGATGGATCTGTCACAGAGAACGGGGTGCACAGGCGGGACTCAATCGTCCCGTACCAGCGGACCCCCAGCCGATCCCACGCCTCTTCTTGGAGCCGCTGCAGAGTCCGCAGTGCTGAATCGAAGCTGTCGAAGATGGTTGGGCCGGAACTTGTGGTACCGAAGAGTCCGCCTAGGATCGATTCTGTTGGGCGTTCCCATAGTTGCCCGTCAGGTTTTCTGATCGCGTACTGGCGGATGAGTTCGTCGGTCATGGTTTTCCTTTCGTGAGCCATTCCGCCCACCCCTGATCCACCACAGGCCGCGGTGGTGTGGTGTCCGGGATGATGTGAATATCCGTATGCCCCGTGTTGATCGAGTGACGATCCGCTTTCCACTGAGCGCAGTCTTCGCACGACTGGTCCCAGACACGGTTGCACTCCCGGCAATGAACCTGAATCACCGCACGCACTCCCTCAGATACGACAGCGCCAACCGGACGCCCTCAGCTTTGCCCCGCAGCCGGTCGAAATCCGTTCCGTGCGGGAACTTGACGCGCTTCTCGTCGGCCATGAAGTTGAGTTTCACGATCGCGTCCTCCATGCGGTTGATGAGGTCAGAGACTTGATCAGAGTTCAGATCAGGCACCAGGCACCTCCCGCCAATCCCGGAACCTGAAAGTCCACAGTGACTCCCGGTACGGCGCCGGTCGGCCTGCGTAGGAGATGGCTTTCGCGAGCACGTGTTCCTCGCCGATCGCGGTGATTTCGATGATCGTTTCGCCGCGTCCTTTATCGCCGGCGAGTCGGGTTCCGACGGTCCAGCCGTTCTTCCGTGCAGTGTCTGCGTCGCTCATGCCTCGCTCCATCCCGACACCCAGCGGGCCTCGTGCTCAATTCGGACGTTCATCCGAACCTCACATGTTCGCCAGCGTCAATCGCCCTACCCAGTCCTTCTATGAAGGTGTGTAGTCGCCCCCTCAGATAGTCATCATCATTCGCCAGCCGCTCGTACTCCGGCTCCAACTCTTCGAGCCTGGCCTTCAACCGGGGGAGATAGCCGCGTCGCAGCTCCCCGTCGCAATCCGAATGGATTAGCAGGTAGAGAACGTCATCCTGCTTGGGGATTCCGTAGATGTCATCCGGCCGCCGCCAGACGGGGTCCTTCTTGCGCCATCGACCCTGGTAGTTGTCGAGCGTATAGAGATCCCAGTCAAAATCCAGAACCGGACTGCCATGGCTCCAGTGGTCAGGGTCACTAGGGATGATGTAGGGGAGTCCGGCGGCGCGCCCAACAACCTCACGGAACCGGGTAAACCCGCTATAGGCCCCGTGCCAACAGTCGTGCGTAGTGTCTAGTCCCATCTTAATCCTCCCGGTACCAGGGCTTGAGTCCTCCGAGGGCTTTGTCGATTTCCTCAGCCACGTGCGCCCGCTTGACTCGCTCAATCTCGCGGCGAACCTCCGCGTCGTTAAGGTCGAACTCTTCAGACTTCCATCCGCATTCGAGGCATTCCCACCACTCAACCCGTTCGCCATGCCCTATGCGCATTCCGTTTTCCAGATGATGCCTCCCCATCGCGTCGGCGATCACGTTCTGGGCTTCGCTGCTCACGCTTCCTCCCCCCACCAATTTGCGCAGCCGCTCAACCTCGGCCACCAGTTCAGGGATGAGAGTGCGCGCGGCGGCAATGAACTCAGCCACTGGGAGGTCTTCGCAGTGAGCCACCCATCCGCCGTTTGGACTGTCCACGTCGTACCACTCATCCGCCGAGTCATAGTGGTGGGCTTCGTGAATAATCGGTTCGCCATCTTCGGAGTCGATGGTCCACGGCCCATCTCCGATACTTTCCAGCGCGTCTTTTGCGCGGGTTACCGGGTCGCTCATGCTTCCTCCTCTGTAGCCGCCCACTCCCCGCTCATCGCTTCCTCTCCCCCATGTGCGAAGGACAGGCGCTTAGTCATTGCCGAATTCCCGCGCAAGGTAGTTACGGCTCCTGCGCACGTCGGCCTGCTTCGCGGTCTTCGTGTCCACACTGCTGTGCAGCACAAAATCCGCACTGGTGTCGCCACGCTGGTAGATATGCACCACTCCGTCAACAACGACGACCAAAAGTCTGCCGCCGTCGGCGAACACCTCTCCAACCTGTTTCCCGTCCGGCACTGGCACACCGGGTTTCAGGCTGGGGGCCATGAACGTTACTTTGTCGTACGTCATGTCACCCATTTGCTTGCGCCCATATCCATATGGCTGCTTCACTCACACCTGCCTCACTCTCTTTAGTCATCGGGAGGGATCCTTCATCAGCGTTTATCTTGAGATTCCAGTTGCCGTGCTTACTCACGTCGGTGAACTCCTGCTCTTCGTCTTCGTTATCTGGGGTCATCGTCAGCTGTATCCGCTTGTGCCTTGTTGGGCGAGGTGTCGTAATCGAAAACAACCAACATGTCGGTGTTTCCACTTAGGACGGGGCAATCCTCAGGTGGGTGTACCACCAGGCAGGCAGGACACGAGTGATCCTCAGTGAACGGTCCGTAGTGTTTGGTTGGGATCAAAGCGAAGGTCGACGCCTCATCCTGCGGCCTGGTACGAATCCACCCGCCGTAGTCATAGTGCCACCGGGCGTTGAACCTATCGCGCCAAGCACGATCGCGGTGTTCAGGGCTCAAGTGCTGGACGTCTGATCCATGCTCTGTGGTCGGCATAGTCGTCATCTCCCTACGAGTGTCGGTAATCGGAAACATGTGTGCGCTGTCAGATCGGCTGCCTACCTGGAGAAACGGCGACGATCATCGAATCAACCCCTGATAATCTCAGGAATCCTCTGGGAGCCATTCGAGATCAGCAGTAGTCTCAACCCCCCTGGGGCGAAGACGCTCAACCTCGGCTACCAATTCGGCGAGCAGCCGGTAGGACCGGCCCGGTGCGACCGCGACCCGAGACCCCTTCGCCACTTCGTAGTCGACCAGCGCAGCCTTGGCGCGCTCAACAACATCACTCATCAGGTATCTCCATCCAGTGGGTAACGAATCGGGTTGCAGGCTCTGGCACGCCCAGCTCGAAGATGCTCTCGATTACGCGGGTTTCCCGCCTGAGTCCTCCGAGGGCTCTGTCGATCTCGGCGGCGACGTGGGCCTCGAAATCGTCGAGCGAACCGTCGCGGAAATCACATTCACCCACCCGCGTACCCTGGCAGTGGGAGTGTCCAGTTTCCAGGTTTAACGTCCGCCGGTGTCGGCGCTGAACCGCGATCATGATCTTCTGCGCGTCCCCGCTCACGCTTCCTCCCCGGGGTTCTGGTAGTGATCAGGCATCGGATCACGCAGTGTTGTCGCCAGGTGATAACAGTCCGGATCAGTCTTCGTCCCGTCCTGGTTGGCGTGGCACAGATACACCGTCCGCATCCGATCCGGAGCGACGAAGTAAGTCCACGACCCGAATACGGAATCCGCGCGGCCGCATCGGGCGCACCGCCTGCCGTCGCTCACGCTTCCTCCCCTGTAGCCACAACCGCAGCCTTCTCCGTGGTCGGGGCAGAACGGATCAAATGAGCCAGGTTCCGCGTGTCCGCCATAGGTGTAGATCGCGCCGCAAGTGCAGTCACCGCCGTAGCGGATGAAGCCTTCGGCGTTGATGTCGCCGCTCACTTGTCTTCCCCCTCGGCTACAACCGCAGCAGCAGCGGCGAGAACTGAAACCAACCCCGGGACGGAGTTGACCGGGATGACGCCGCACACCATTTGGTTATCGGCTTCAAACTCGACCTCGTCACCTTCGACCGTCGCCCACGAGCCTTGGTGCTCCCACATCGGTTGGCGTCGGATCTTCTCTGCCACGTTGGTGCGATCCGTCATTTCGTCGGGTAGCTGGATTACCGCCACACCCGGAAGAGACAGGAGAGCGTCAGCAAGGATCTCGCCCGGATCAACTCGACAATCCGACGAGCTACCAACGATCCGGTAATACGACCGACTGAGGGCTTCTGTGAGTACTGCACGCAACTCGGGGTTGTTCATTCGTCGCCTTTCGGTTCTCGGTTTCTGTCTGTGAGCCGCCCGAAGTGGATGACCCGACCGGGCAGCGGCAGCCCCGGACGAATCGTGTTGCTGCAGGGGGAGCCTTTGGGGGCTTTGCAGATGTCACACGACCGGCACGACACCGCCTCCAGGACACGAGGATCATCCGCAGACGACACAAACATCGTCATCGGGACTCCTGCCAGCCGAGGAAATACTCGATATGCGCAGTGATGTCCGTGGCCCACCGCATCGCCTCATCCCACGACTCGAAAACACCCGACCACTGGCCCTCCGGGTTGAACACATCCCAGACGCGGTACGTGTAGAGGCTGCCGTCACGCTTCCGGGCCATACGGACGACCCACATGCCGGTCATGCGTCATCTCCTGGTGTCGATTCCTGGGGCTGTGCGCCACGTGGAGCGACTTTCAGGGTACCCCGCGTGTCATCGTCGCTCACGACATCCGCACACGCGTCAGGGCGCCCGTAGCCGCCAACTCCGCATCCCGAACCCTCACGTCATGAAACGAAGACCGCCGCAACACCACACTCGTCCCCGCAACCACACAACGAGAACCCACACCCGCCTTGCACCACGAACACCGAACCGTCAACGCATTCACCTTCGGACGCACAAACACCCGCGGCTCCGGTGTCGAATCCCCGTACCGGTCAGGCACGATCAATCGACTTCATCTCAGCGACCCGACCAACCGCCGCAGCCAGCCGGCGCTCCAACTCCGCGTCACGGGCATCCTCACGAGCCTCACGTTCCGCCGGAGTCTCCCGTTCGCACCGATCCCGCCGGATCGCACGTGCAGCATCAACAAGATCCTTCGGCAACGGACGAAACCCGCTCCCGTGATCGGAATACATCTTCGTCACCCCGGCCAACACGTCGGCCTGGTTGAACTTCCACAGTTCGATCTGCTCAGCCCACGCCTCCACGGTGGCGCGGTTCGGCTGAGGAAACCACGGGTCGTATGCGGCGCACTTCGCGAGTGCCTGAGTGGCGATCTGCCGGTAATTCACTGTCCAATGGCCTTTCGTTCGTCGTGGTCGTCGTTGCCGAGAGCCAGCCAGCCCATAACTTTCGCCTCACCGGGAGCCATACCGTTCGGGGAGTCATCCGATCCGGGAAGGGACTCGCTGAGCCAGCAGTCACCGTTGAGCCACGTGGTCGGCTGCTTCGTGAACTTCGGAACCCGGTTGGGGTCGCTGGCGTACCGGATAGCCCCGGCGATCAGCTGCTGCTTGCTCGCTCGCTTGCACGCCCGCTTCCACGCTTCAAGAGCGGACTTCTTCGCGTCCTTGCGTGGGTAGTGCTGCCACCACTCTTCGAAATCCCTGGGGTAGATGGATCTGAAGGTGTTGGGGTAGTCGTCTTCGGTGACTGCGAGTTCGAGGGCGGGAACGTCTGACCCGTCAGGGTCGGACAAGTCTTTTAATCCCTGTTCCTCTGTTCCCCTGTTCCTCTGTTCCCCTGATTGAATTTGGGGGCAATCTTCGGGAAGGTTTCGCGCAGTGTTCGCGAAGGTTTCGCGAATATCGGACGGTTCAATCTGGCCGATCGGATCGGTAACGCCCTGACCTGCACCAATGCTCTCGTCGACCGGTTCGCGGTAGTCCTTCGTGCCGTCCGGACGCTGATACCTGCCCTTGTTCGGCTTGTCGATGTACTGCCACTTTTTCCAGTACCTCACGTACACCAGCTCCTCCCCCGAGATGCTGTAGCGCACAATGAGACCAGCTTCGGACAGCCGGGATAAACTTCGCGAAACCTTCGCGCAGATTTCGGAAGACTTCGCGAGGTCGTGCGGGAAGGCGTCAGCGCAGAAGAGGACAACGTTGTCCTTGCCCACCCCGTTGTCGTCCACGTAGGACTCCAGGGCCTTCAACACGAGGCGTGTATCCCAATCGAGTTGAGCGATAGTGCGGCTGCGCCAGAACTCAGGTTTCGTTGACCTGATCCTCACGTGTCCTCCTCTTCGTCTTCTGCGCCTTCGAATCCTGGGCATAGGCACTGCGTGTACCGGGTCATGTCGCGCAGGTCCACGCCCAGCCGGGTTCGGCATTGGGGTGTGTGGGTGGAGCGGGGATGATCACACAACAGGCACGTCATGGTGGTTCTCGATGTGTGCTCGGTGGTCGGCGAGTGCGTGGTGTCGTCGGATGAAGTGTTGGGCGTCGTCGGTGGTGGTGAATTCGGCGGTGACGGGGCGTCCTTGGGTGCGGGCGCACTCGCCGCAGGCAACGGTGATCATGGGACCTGCCAGTTGATGGTGTCGCCTTGCTGGAGAATCTGTTCCAGGTATTTGACGGCGGTGACTGTGGAGTTGAAGCATTTCGGTGGTTCGTTTCCACCGGTGACGATGTAGTGGGGCCACGTCCCAGAAACCGTGTACGTCACCGGAACAGCCCCTTCACGAGGAAGTACGCCAGCGACGGGGGTCCGGTGAATGCGAGGACGATGTAGGCGATCGCTTCGAGTTGTTCGGGTGTGAGGTTGCTCATCGGTTCTCCTGTGTGGGTCGTGGTTTCGGTGGTGCGGGTGGCCGTGGATGCCCCCACGCGGAACGGTGCGAACGGCGACGGGCACGGAACCACAACATCGACTCGACGGTCATGACACAGACTCGAAGTCGAAACCGACCTCGATCGGCTTGCTGAGTCGGTTGACGATGAGCGGTAGGTAGTCCGCTTCGCGTTCGATGGTGATGCAGCGCTTGTGCTCGTGGATGCACGCCTCGGCGGTCGTGCCGGATCCGGCGAACGGGTCGAGCACGACACCGTTCGGCGGTGTCACGAGCCGCACGAGCCAGCGCATCAAGTCGAGCGGTTTGACGGTGTTGTGCGCGACCTTGGCACCGTCTTCGTTGACGTAGCTGGGGCGTTCCGCTCCGGGTGCTTTCGCCTCGTAGCGGAACACCGGGAAGAAGCGAGATCCACCACCGCCGCCGCCATACCCGAAATCACGGGTGTCGTTCTTGCGCGCGCCATAGACCCCGTTGGTGTGCGCTGAGCCATCCCGGTTACGACCGACGTGGGTGCCGTCGCGCTGATACCCGGTCTGCGCGTCGAGCTCGGCAGCCTGCGTGTCATCGAGAACAACGTTCGTCGGCCAGCGACCGGACGGGTCAGCCGATGCAATAGCGCTTTGTTCACCGCCACGCTTGCCGCCGTTCATCGTCACCCCGCTATAGCGGGGAGCGGACCTGTTCGCGGTCTTGGTGGGCTCGTCGTGGGCGATGCGGCAGGCGTCGATGTTCAACGCCCCTGTACCGTGCTCCAGGACGTTCGCCGCCACGGTGCCTGCCAGTGGTTTCCGTGCGACCACGATGGGCTCGAACGCGGGTTTCAGCGCCGTGCCCCAGCCCTGCCACTGCTTCGCCGCCTCAGTGACCGGGGTGCCAGGATTCAGGACATGTCTGGTTACGCTGAACACCTGGTTATCCCCATACCCGGTGACTGCGCGGTCTGTCCGCTCGGCCTCGTCGTACAACTCAACCAGTTCGGCAGGGATGTCGATGAGGGCGCAAACCGATTCCCAGTGATGGCGGGGCGGTAAGCCACCACGATGATCCTGCCTCGCCCAGTAGCACGAAGACGACTTGATACCCAACGCCCGATCAATATCGGAATGCGTCAACGGTGACGCGTCGATCGCATCGGCGTACGCGCTCGCGAATCGCCGGAATGCCAACGGATTTCCGCCTGCCTTGTCGATGGCCTTGGATACGTCGAGCGACTTCGGGAACCCGCTGCCGTAGAGCCACGCGATGGAGTCGCGGATCTCGAAACCGGCGTCCTCGATCGCCGACGCTAGCCGGTGCCAGGTGCGCGAACCGCCGAAGGCCAGCATGTGCCCGCCCGGTTTGAGGACTCGCAGGCACTCAGCCGCCCACAAGCGGCACCAGTCCTGAAACTCGTTGCCCGACCAGGCGATATCGGTGTAGGCGCGTCCCGACATCAGCCGTTCCCGCAGTGCCGCCATGCGTTCGTTATCGGCGGCGCCGTGCCAGCGGTTGCCGCGTCCACGCCCAGTCCACTCGCATACGGCCTCGCGCCACGTCCAGTAGTCGATGCGCTTCTTGGCGCGCAGCGGGTATTTGTCGAGCAGGTCGACAAGCCGCTGGCATCCGACCTTGTCGCCAACAACCCAGCGCGCCATGTCATTTCCCTCGGTACGCCGTTCGATGGTCACAGTTCCGGCGCCGAGAGTGCGCCGCGCATGTTCGAGGACTGCGATGTCGTCGGCGCGGAGTTTGATGGCGAAGCTCGGCGCGTGCGTTCCGCGGGTGTGCGCCTTGATGGTGAAACAGCCCTCGCCGTCGATCAGTCCAGCGAGCCAGTAAGCGAACCCCGCGTCCTCGCGGCCATCGAGGGCGTCCCACGTCTTCGCCATAAACGACAGGTTGTATGGCGGATCTGTGCAGACGCTGTCGACCGAGTTGTCGGGCAGCTCGGCGAGCACGTCAAGGCAATCCCCGTGGTACAGGGTGACCTGTTCGTCTGTGTAGTACGGGGTCATTTCGCTGCCTCCACGGGTATCCGGTAGGTGTTTCCGTCGTCGTCGAGCAACACCCATTGGCTGCGGTACAGGACGGGAATCTGGATAGGGGATTGGGTTTGACGAACAAGCCAGCCTTCGGCGAACGCTTGCGCCCGATAGGACTCCGCCCAACGATGACAAGCACCACAGGCCCACAGCCCGTTGGACGCCACGTTGGTGTCGTCGCGGCGAGAGCCGCCGAGCGCCCGGGGCCTGCGATGGTGTGCAGTAGCGTCTGAGGCGTACTCGTTGCAGCGTTCACAACGACCGTGAGCACGAGACCGGATCAGTTCCTTGACTTCCGGGGGAAAACCCGTGAACCGGCGACTCATGCGGGGGCACCGTTCTCCATGAGGTCGTCAATGAACTCCCGCAACTGCTGGGGTTTCGCGTTCCTCGCGGTCACCTTGTACTTGCCGTAGAACTGGGCAGCAACCGTCTTCTCATCAAGCGTCAGAGCAGCGCACGCATCCCCCAGCTCGTGGAGCAGAGCATTCCGTTCAGCCACCGCAGGATCGGGCGGTGCGGGGGCGTCTGGGTCTCCCTTGCACCACAAGTCGAGAGCAGCGCCGAACCTCATGCCCGCGTTCCTGAGCGCGTCACCGATGGCTTCTTTGACGGCGTTGGGGCCTTTCTTTCCGCCGGCGTCGCCGTATCCGATGCGGGTGACACCGCAGATCGTGAGGCGGATCCACAGGCCGCCTTGTTCGTCCAGGAGTGGTAGGCCGTTGTCCCCGACTGCGAACGGTTCCCATGTCCACAGCGGGTCCACGTCGAGGAACCTCGCGGTGAGGTAACCATGGCCAACAAAGTCGAGGGTGATGCCGCCCTTCGGCAGCTTTCCGATCTGGTTGGCGGGGAATGGTTCGCGAAGCTTCGCGAGCCTGTCAACGTCCACGTCGCTCATTCGGTTACCTCCGCAGCAGCAGCGAGAAGAGCAGTGGCGTAGGCCGCCACGTTGTACGGGCGAATCGGGTAACTCACCGAAACCGAGCCGATACGCGGGCCGGAAGGCCATTCCTCGATTCGGATACGGCCGTGATCAACACCGAGCCGTTCATCCGCCTGCGGAACGGGCCAGTACTTGTCGCCCCACTCCTCGTCAACGATCGGTTCGGGGAGTTCTACGAGTGCGATGCGGTTCGCTTTCAACGCTTCCAGGAACTCTCCAACACGAGTTTCGCCAAAGAAGTCGTCCCGAAACATCTGCGCGAGAGTCGCTTTGATGCGTGACTGATCACTCACTGTCCCAGCTCCTCGGTGGTGTAGATGAGCTTGGCGGTGTCGCATGGCCAATCGACCTCGCAGTGTTCGCATACGCGGTCTCTGAGTCGGCAGTCCTCTCCGCTGCAGCAGGCGTTGATGCAGTTGCTCCACCGAGGGCGGTGCAGTTCGCGGATCGGCTTCAACGCCTCGCGGGCAGCGGCGAGAGGGACAGAGCGAACAACCAGCGGAATGTCTTTTGGAACGGGATACCATTCCCACGCACGCGCTGCGGCTTCTACTGCGGGATCAGGCATGTCCAATCTCCAGTTTCTCGACGGTAAGGCGGTATCCCTCGCCGCCCTCTACGTACTTGAAGATCTCGTAGGGGAACCCTTCGTCGTGAGCTTCAAGCCATTGCGCGACCGCCCAGATGGCCGACCCCGACACGTCCTGCTTCTCAACCAAGATGTCCCCAGCTTTGTTGAGACGCCCCGCGCGGATCTTCCCTGTTGAGGGCTCGTACTGGACCCCGTACTTACTCATTGCGGGATCACTCATCGTCAGCCTCCAGGACCCTCGTCAGCATGTCGCGCAGGCCAGTCAATTCCTCGCGAGAGAAGCGGCCGGCAACCCATCCCTGAGTTCCCGAGTCATTGGTCTTTTTGAGCTCGTACCGGCGTCCGTAGTGCCTCCGGTCGAAGTCGTGATCCTTTAACCCCAGGACCTGCCAGTGATCCTCGCCGAAGTCGGGGAGGGTGGAAATGTAGAGGCCGAGTATTTTCTCGCCCCACTGGTTCAGATACTGATGCTGACTCATGCTGTCCACCTGTCCGCCAACCGATCCAACGAACCAATAACCGCATCAACCCTCGACAGGGCCTTGCTCACCACATCGAGGTTCAACTCCAGCGCTTCACGGTCCAGGAACTGCAACGGCGCCCCCTCAGACAACAACTCATGCAAAGCGCACCGCGTGTCATCAAGAGCAGCCGCGGCGGCTTTCGCGTCGTCCCTCGCGGTAATCACCCGTGTATCAACAACCATCAGTTTTCGTCCTTGTCTCGATATTCGGAGCAGTGGCAGCGTTCATGTCCGGCGGGGCCGTGGTAGTTGGTGGCGTCACAACCCGTGTCCCAACGGGCACGGAACTTGTCCCACTGGTAGCGGTGGAAAGACCGGTTATGGCCACACACGCACATCACGAAGCCTCCAACCAGCGGAACTTCTTGACCAGAGCTCTGAACTCGGCAGCCTGCTTCTTCGACCACCCGTAACCAGGGAAATACTTTTCGACCGTTGTCCGGCTCACACCCAACGTGCGGGCAACCTCGTTATAAGGGGCGCCGTCATCAAGCAAATATTGGGCGAAATCCTTCTGCTCCTGGCTCAACGGAACAAACTGATCCGGCGACGCCAAACGGGCGTCACCAGCCGCCCGAACCCGAACCACCGTCCGAGCCGAACAACCCACAACTTCCCCAATGTGCTTGGCGGAACACCCCTCACGAGTCATCAACAGAATCGTCTGCACCTGCTCTGGGGTGAGCCTGTTCCCGTTGCTCATGCCACCTGATCCTCACCATCGATCGCTTTGAGCAGAGGACGCCGTTCCCGCTCCGACAACCCCCCGAACACCCCGTAGTTCTCGCGGTTCGCCAACGCGAACTCCAAGCATTCGACCCGAACCTCGCACCGGCTGCAGATCCGTTTAGCTGGCTTCGCGCTTTTACCCTTCTCGGGGAAAAACACTTCGGGGTCCACTTCGGCGCACCGTGCCAGGTCACGCCACGCATGCTTGTCCTCCACCGCTGCGGCGGGCATGAACGACAGATCGATCAGGGTCATGCAACGGACTCCAGTTCTGTGATCCACGCGAACGGGTCCTCAACATCTGGCACACCGGCAAGGGCAGCCATCAACAGTTGAGTGCGTTCGGTTTCCGGGAGGCTTGTCAGATAGGCCCACACGGGCAGGGAGTCACCGCTACGGATACGCCGAGACAACCAGATGACTGTTGCAGCGATACGGGATTCCCAATCCGTCTCCGACAGTGGGCATTCCTGAAACAGCCTGTCTGGGTGGGCTTCCATGTTGCCGTCGGTCGTGACCCACGCGTCCTCCCCGCACACCGGGCAGGATTGCAACTTTGCTGCAGGCAGTTCAGCCCTGTCCCGTTCGATGGTGCGGACCGTGCAGTGCGCCCTTCGCGCCAACTCCACTTCGGGGAGTTTCGGGCGCCGCCGCACCAGCATTCGGCGCTCTTCGGTATTAAGCCGCATGGGAGTTCCGTTCACGGCGCACTCCACGGCGAACCAGTCGATGCTCACGCGCCCCACCTCTGCGCCCGTCGGCATTCATTCGAGCAGGTCTTCGCATACGTCCCCATAAACTCGCCGCCGCACTGCGTGCAGATCTTCAGGGACGGTTGTGACCGCAACGCATTCGAGGCGCGCTTCTTGCATTTCTGCGAGCAGAACCTTGCCCTGCGGGTGACCGGCTCGAACACCTCACCGCACTGCAAGCATTCCTTCTCGGTGAACCGTGCCGGTTTCACCGGGGGCAGCTCGCCACGTTTGATGCGGGCACGTTCCTTCTCTGAGAAGCCGCCCCACACGCCGGCCTCGTTGTGTTGCAACGCGAATTTGAGGCATGGCGCTTGGACGGGGCAGGTCCAGCAGATGCGGCGGGCGGGGTCGGCGGTGTAGTGGCCGGATTCGTTGAGGAACCAAATGTCGCCGTCTTTGTGGGTGCAGAGCGCGCGGGAACGCCAGTCGCTGGTGTGGACTTCTGCCAGTTGGATGAACGGGGAGTTCGCCATCACACCCACCCCGTCCCGGTCAGGTGTTCAGGGCAGAACGATGCGGTTGCGGCACCCACGAAATAGCCTGCGTCGTAAAGGTTCAGGTTGGAGTTGTCGTGTACGAGGATTGATGCTTCGTACATGGTGTATCCGGTGTCGAGGACGTCGCAGACGGCTTTTCCGGCGTTGATGACGGCGGGTTTGGAGCTGTAGGTGATGCCTTCGGAGTCGAGTGCCATGACGAACGCGTCGGATGTGATGTCTGCTTTGGCTTCTGGTGCGGCGAGTCCGGGGCCGATGATGCCCGCGGCGATCAACAGGGGCATGGTCCACCAGTACCGCCAGGACTTCTCGTTGCGCCTCATGCTGCGTCTCCCTCGGTGAGGTAGTCACGCAACAACCCGACAACAGCGTCGCCGTTCATCTGCTCCCAGATCGTCGGCTCGTTCTCCCAGTGCACCGGCGGCAGGAACGGGCGGAACCACGACACACTCTCCGTGTGGATCAACACCAACTCCGCCAGGTCCTCCAGTTCCTTCAATAGGTCCAGGTCAGCCATGGGGGCGTTGCGGGTGACGGGCAGGTCGGCCCAGGTGGTTTGGTGGTTGTCCCACCATGAGGGTTTAGAATCTCGATCTAGCATCGGAACCTCTCCTTAGTTGTGTGTTTCCGGTGTTAGGGCCGTCGTCCCGCGCAATGGGGCGACGGCCCGCCTATCTCAGAACAAGCCAGCGGGCTCGTCGTTGTTCTCCAGAAGCTTTTTGTCGGCCCGGTAAGCCATCTCGCCTTCAATGGCGCTCCACGACGCCCCGGTCCGGTACACCTCGGAATTACGGATGCCACCACGGGTAGCGCTTCCCAGGATCCGGCCAGTGTCCCCATACCAGGCGGTTACTCGTCCATCGGCTCCGTGCTCCATACGGTCGAACGAAGGCAACTCTTCATCGGGGATAGCGGCGAGGATCGCTTCGATCGCGGCTCGTGCTGTCTTCAGGTTCATTAGTCCTGTGTTCCTATCTATCTCGGGGTGATGCGGTAGCTGTCCAGCAGTGATTGGGCGACCATTTCGGGGCTGACCCCGTAGGCGCCGGGCGCTGTCGTGTACCACCTCAGGTGCAACTCCAGGTCCGCGCGGCTGACTTCGGTGTGCTGTCGGATCGCGGCGAGTTCTTCCGCAGTGGCGGTGTCCAGGAACTCCCCCAACTCCATGAACTCGTCATCATCGAGAAATTCGCGGGCGACGCCGCGGCAGTACTGCTTGGTGGAGTCGATGGCGTCGTGTATCCACTTTGGCGAGTTCGGCCCTACCTGCTTGTGCAGTTCGTCCCAGCCGTTGGAGGGTCCCGGCGCGGGGGGCGGGGGAACCATGCCCGCGCCGGGACCAATGTCACCCACCGAGACGGGTGACTGGTCTGCCGAAACCCGACGTTCGGCAGAAGAACGAGGCTCGTGGACTTCCACTTCAGCCTCCACAGCCACAAGAACATCCCCGTAGTCCAGGCCGAAATCCCGACCCAACGCATTCGACATGGCCTGCCGCTCCAACCTCGCCAACCACGGATCCACCACAGCACCCACCAAAGCAAGCCCGTCATGAATCACGTTGTTAAACCTGGCATTCAAACGCTCAACAAGATTCACCGATCCAGCTCCTCAGAGGTGTAGATCAGCTTGGCGGTATCGCAGGGCCAACGGTGTCTACACTCGCTGCACTCTTCGACAGAATCGCCGTGCTCATCGATTGGGTGGTGTAGTTCGCGGATCGGCTTCAACACCTCGCGGGCAGCAAGAACAAGGTCTCTATTGGGCGTCGGGTATGCGTAAACCAGCTTCATAACCCGTGTCGCAGCTTCTACTGCTGGATCGCTCACGCTGTCTCCCCCAGTTCCTGCAGGCGGCACCGCAGCCGCGCGTTTTCCTCACGCAACGCATCCAGCTCCGCCGCTTCCTTCATCTGCCTGGCGTCTAACTCCGCCAACGCTTTCCACAACCCCGACGGACGAGTCACTTCACCCGACAGTTGGCACACACTCCGATGCTTAGGAGCAGACGTACTCACGACGCCTCCGCGGTATGGGATAAGCCAGAACGGAGTGCTACCGACTTGCGCCTACTTGAGTACTCTCGGGATCTCCGACGGATGCATGCGCGACAATCCCGATTCCCTCTCGGACCTGTGTAGGTGTTGTCAGCGGTGTACTCATGGCCACGAGGGCAATGCGTCTTGACTGAATTCCAGTCGTGGCCATCTCTCACCCGGTCGTAATTGTTCTCCGAATGGGTTCCATAGCAGAGATTCGACAACCGAGCGTCACTCCTATCTGCATTGAGGTGTCTGGCAACCATGCCCTTGGGGCGAGGCCCAACGAACGCTGCCAGAACAAGGCAGTGAACCGTGAAGTCCTTGCGCAATCCGTTCTTACGTAGGCAGACGCACGGATACCCGTAGCGGTTGAGCTTTCTTGCGAACACGCGTCCGGTGACTCGTCGCAGTCCGCCCCTACCATTACTCACCGATCGCGTGAGAGATCTAACGCGGCCTAGGTCGGATACCTCGTAGTGTCCTTCGTACCCCGGTACTGGAAGCCAAATTTCCTTGACCATCAACTCGCCAATCTCCGCCGCGACCGAGCCGACAACCCATCAACCAACGACACCGGTTCAACCGGATCCTGATGGGCTACAGGCGAACCACCCGAAAGCCACTGCTCAATATGGGCGTCGGTCATCACCCACACACTCCGCGACAGCTGCTTCCCCGGAATCTCGCCCTTCTTGAGTCGGCGCTTCATCCACCGAACCCGGTCCTTCATGTGAGGCAGGTACTTGTCTGCCACCTGCTCCACGGGGTACGCCTCGATCATCTCGCTCCCCCTTTCGGTTTCGACACAAACAGTGGTTTCTTCGGTTTCGGAAAGTGCTGCACCTTCGGCCGCGGCCTCGAATGAAAAGTCATGGCTTCATCGCGTTTCGGATGATGGTGAGCTGATCTATCAGGTCCGTGAGTTCATCAGCGGTGAGAAGGACATCGGCGTCATTTCGGTAACCGGCAACATTGAGGTAGGCCAGGTCAGTTCCGTCGTAGTTCCCTAGCCCGACGGTCACGCCGCCGTGTGACTTTTTGATCAGACGCTGAGGATCCGAGTAGAAGATGAACCGATTCGCTTCGGCCTGTGACCGGTACTGCTTCTTGCCGGGAGTCGGGCAGACCCCTCGGTTGATACGATTGAGTTCAGACATTCGAGCTTCTCCTCGTTGTCTCTGCCCTCACCTGCTGCACACAGGGTGAGGGCTTTTTTATGCAGCGGGGTTTTTCTGCTCTGCTGGCCGCTCCAATACGGAGACGGGAACCTTGAGCGCGACGGCGAGCTTCTTGGTGACGGTGGCGTTCGGCCACCGGTCACCGTTCTCAAGCTGGGAGAGGTAAGGGGCGGAAACTCCGCTTTCGCGGGACAGCTCGGCGGATGACCAACCTGTGCGCTCACGGATGATCCGGAGTTCCTGCCACACCCCGTAGGACTGTTTGACCATGCCGCCAACTGTACTGCGAACAAGTGCAAACTGCAACAGTTCGCGATGAGTTCGCGCCAACAACGCATTGACCTGCGATGTTCGAAAATTACATGCGCGTAACTGCAAAGAATCGGCGCGGTGCAAGCAGTGGACTTTGCACCTGTTTGCACGCGAACATGTAGGCGTGAACGAGAACAAGGAACACCGCGAAGACTGGCCATTCGGGCCAGAACTCAAGCGGCACAGAGAACGCGCTGGGCTATCTCAGCGCGAAGCCTCACGGCGCACAACGCCACCAGGCAGCGACAAACCAGCCGTCAGCGCAGGACGGTGGAAGCAGTTGGAGACGGGATGGCAGATCAACAAAGGCACACTGATCCCAATCGGAACAACCGCAGCCACCGTGGCCGCCGCTGCCCGAGCCGTCGAATGGGATGTCAACGAAGCTCTGGCGATAGCCGGATTTCAGCAGTCAGATATTCCGCCGCCGCCACCTGAGCCGGCGATAGGCCGCTACTCAGATGACGAACTTCTCGCCGAAGTCCGGCGACGATTACAGGAGGTACGAAATGTCATGGAAACTGCGCAGACGACGCGAACACCGCGCGAAGCGCGTCAAGACCAGGAGGGCGACCTAGACGCCACGACCAGTGACACGACGCAGCCGCGCCAACCGCGGACCGGCGAAACAGCCGGGGCGGAGATTCGTGACCACATCGCCAGGAGCGTCCGGGCACGTCAACGCCGCAAGGACTAGACGTGCCCGGCGCAACGTCCATGTTGTTGGCGGGCACTCGTCCATCGCGTTCAGAATCCGCACCAGCAGAGTGTCGAGTTCGTCATCAAACATGGGCTGCACCTACCGAAATCACCATCACCGGTCACCCCTCGCAACCGGATGCGTAGACGCTAACGGATCGTTGCCAAGATCGACACACGAAGCCCACAAATGGGAATATTACGGTTAGATAACCGACAGTGCGTCACGTTTGCCAGCCCCTCACCAGAAAGCGCACACATCCATGAACAACAACACCAACGCAGTCTCGCTGGGAAAAGTGATGGCCGCCGCGCTCGGCGTCCTCGTCCTTGTCGCCCTCGTCTCCGCCCGTGGCGACAAGGACGACGACGCCACAACGCAAGCCGCCACAACGTCAACCACCACCACAGCGCGCGTGAACCCGTATCGGACCATCCCCGGCGACGGCTACCACAACATGGGCGGCGCCGACGGATACGACTGGGGCACCTACACCGCCACCATCCCACCCGGCTCCCCCGGCTGCACCTGGGCGGTCGTCAGCGTCTCCGAGTATCGCGGCGGCGAAACACTCCGCGAAGGTGAAGCATCATCCGGCACCGTCCGCGCGAACATCCAACCCGATGGTGTCGCGTCGTGGACCGGCACCATCAACGGGGATCACCGGATCGTGTTCCGCACGAGCGGCTGCGGAGCCTGGACTATGACCGAGTGAGGTCGGTGTTTTAGTCGGTGCTGAGCCCGAGTTCGGCCATCAGCTTGTCCACCGAGACGGTGACCCCGCTGCGCTCATGCACACTCAGCCGGTCCCGCAGATCTTCGAGTTCCTCTTGCAGGGATTCGTACCGCTCCACCGAGATCAGCACGGCGGCCGGTGTGGAGTGGTTCATCAGGACAACGTCAGTGTCTTCGCTCTGGCGCACGAGTTCGGACAACTTGGCCTTGGCCTTGCTGATTGGGACGAGAACGCTCATCGCTTGTAGACCTCTCTGCGGTGGCCAACGCGGGTGACGTTGACGATGTGAAGTCCGTCGTCGATCACGTAGACGACGCGGAAGTTGCCGACGCGAATGCGGTACGCGTCGGTGGTGCCGGACAGCTTCGTGCATCCGTGCGGGCGGGGATCGTCAGCAAGCGCGGTGATCGCGACCATGACGCGCTTCTGCTCGGAGCGCTGCAACCGTTGGATCTGCTTCGCGGCGCTGGTCTCGATCTCAACCCGGTAGCTCGACATACCAAAATGGTACCGGAAATATGGACCATATTTCAACACCACAAACATGGTCCAACCTATCCTCGAACTATCAACTCAGAGTTGATAGTTGCGGAACTTATCGGGAGTTCCGCAAACACAAAAAGGCGCCCTACCAGGATCTAGACCCCTGGTAGGGCGCATCTGGGTCTTAAAAGTCCCCCAACAATCCGTCCATAAACTCCGCCGCCACCCGCGAACTCGTCCGATCCACATCCGTATACGTGTCCACCGTGATCTGAATCGACTCATGCCCCAACTGGCGGGACACAATCGTCACCGGTGTCCCGCCCGTTAGCTGCCACGACGCATACGTGTGCCGCAAATCGTGCGGAGTCGGCCGCGGCACCAGACCAGCCTTCTCCACAGCCGGATTCCACACCCTACGCAGAAACCCCGGATACCGGACCGGTCCACCATCGGTATTGACGAAAACAAACTCGTTCGACAAGTCCAGCCGCTCCAACAGCCTGGCCGGAACATCCACCGTGCGGCGGGACCGTTTCGTCTTCGGCGGCCCCAACACATACCCGGCCGACGAGTACTTCCACGCCTGCCGCACCCTGATCGTGGACGTCTCCAAATCCACATGCTTAGGCTGCAGCGCCGACACCTCACCCCACCGCAAACCGGTCGACACCATGAACTGAACCATCAGCTTCCAGTGCGGTGTCACCGCGTCGCGGAGCCGGTCGAACTCGGCGTGGGTGAGCATGCGGATCTCGTCGTCGTCCTCAGCGTCCCCACGGGGCAGACGCCGGCCCGCCGCAGGGTTGGTGGACAGGTACCGGGGGACGGCGGCGTTCAACGCCCCCGACAGGAACCCGTACTTGTTACGAAGAGTCTTCGGGGCGTGCCCGTTGCCGTCGCGGCCGCCGGTGGTTTCCATGACCTTCACCCACCGCGCGATGTCCTCCTCGGACAGTTTGGAGAGGGGGATGTCGCCGAGGTTGGGGGCGATGTCGTTGGCAAGGTACTGCTCGTACTTGTCGATGGTGTACTGCTCGACGCCGGTGAGGTGGTCGATGTGGTGGCGGATCCACTCAGCCACGGTCAGCTCCGACTTGGAGCCTCGGGGTGTGGGGTCGATGCCGTGCATCTCCAGGGCGCGTGCAGCACCGTGGGCGTCCACCGCGGCGGCGAAAGCGTCGGCGGCTTTGCGGTCGTCGAAGGTGAGGGCGCCTTGTGCGCTGCCTCTGCCGCCGAACCGGTAAGAGACCAGGTAGGCGGTGGTTCCGTCTCTGCGGAACCGTTCACGGACTGATGCCATGCCCCGGATTCTAGCCGAGGTGATGTCATTGGTGCTGTCAGATTTTGTTTTGCCTGTTCAGGTGGTGGAGCTAAGGGGATTCGAACCCCTTCGTATCGTGGGGAAATGGGCGTTTACCTGCGAAAAAACACCCGTGTGGTTCTGTTCCGACCTTTTTAGACCTGTAGCGACCTGGGAAAACCTGGAGCCGTGTTGTCAGTGACAGCACGGACATGTGGGCTGTCTGCACCCCACCTACCCCTGTGCCCTAGCCCCCTGCTGCTACACACCCACACCTCTAACCGGGATGGTGATCTGATCCGCATCTGAAACTCGGCAGGGATTCTTCGACGAACCACTTGACTCGTAACGAGGGTGCTGTATTCTGGACGTGTCAGGCACACAGAAAGGAACTCCAAAATGAGCACCATCACCACCTCGGATCTGATCGCCGAGTACGAGGCCCGGATCGCGGGTCGCTGGGTGAAGTGCCAGCTGGGCTCGACCCGCGCTGTCTCCCGGCAGCGGAAGATCAACGACCTGGTCGATGAGATCAGCCGCAGGGCCGACGATGGCGATCCTGTCGCCTTGGCCTGGTACGAGGAGGACGTGCGATGACCCCCCGCGCCGGAGATCTGGTGAAAGTCCGCGACCCATTCGATCGCCGCCGCCGCATCGTGGCTCGGGTGGATCGGGTCGTCCGGTCTCAGACCGCGGCGAACGTCCGCGATGTACTTGTTCTGGAGGGCATAGACGGCACCTTCGGGATGCGAGATGTGGTGGAGATCCTCGGCGAGGAGGACCGATGAGAACCACCAGAGAACAGCTCCCCCGCCTCTCGCTAGAAGTGATTGAGGCTCTGAAAGCTGCGGGGGAGACTGAGGCGGATATCGCCCGGATGTACGGTGTGACACCACAGGCTGTTTCATGGCACGTTCACACGTACGGAGGCAAATTGACCGACCGGCAGGTTATCCGCCGCGAATACCCGTTCAAGGTGCCTGAGCCTCTTTCTCAGTGCTCGCCGCATAAACGCCTGAGGGATCATGGCGAATACATCGCCACACGCGGCAACGGCATGAAAGATTACAAGCTGAAGCGTCTCCGTTCGTTTTACCGGATGCTTCGTGAGAACAATTGGGTTGTCGAGTTTGATCCGAACATTCCGCCTATACCCGGCGTCAGCAAACGCGGGGGCTGGGCGTACAGGGAGCGCCAGGAATCCGACGAAGACCTACTCATCAGAGTCAACGAATACACAACTCTGTCCGAGATCGGACATCACATCTGGCGTTTCCCGAGCGTGGATCCCTGATAACCACTGGAGAGTGCAAGGGGGGCGGCTGCCTTCACAATCCGAAGATTAAGCCAGGACGTAAACCAGCAGCGCGACGATCATCCCCGCCACGACCGCCAGCCACACCGACCGCCACAACTCCAACTGCGGATCACTCACCAGACGACTCATCCCAATAACGGTTCACCAAACCATCGGTGACATACCCCGCCTGACCTATAGGTGTGATCACAGTCGTAGCACCCAAGTCCATGCGGTCACCGTCGATGCGTTCCAACCCGACGACCACCACATAGTGGGCCACCTGCCAACCGTCTCCCATCGCGTCCAGGCTGGCTTGGATCGCGCCGCGAACAGGATCAGCAGACATCACGACGAACCCACGCCTTGATCACGTCCCACAGGAATCCCACCGTCACACCGTGATCGAGGAACGTACACACACGAACGTTCACATCACACCCCTCTCACAGCGCTCATGCGCTCAGGCTCAATGGACAACCGCGAATGCGCGCCGCAGCTGGTGCAGCGGCGCATCGTGTAGGTCAGCACGTTCGCCACATATCGGCGCGGAATCAACACGGTTTCACTGCCGCACCGGTTACACACCGTCAGCTTGTCCTCGCCGTCCACAAACAGCGCCGGATGATTCTTGATGTGCGGCCTCAGGAAGTCGTACAACCCCTGCGTGGCAATGACGTCACCAGCACAGTAGGCGATGAGACGTTCCCGGTCCACGGCGCTCTTCTCCGTCACGGCGCGTTCCATCGCAAACCGGTCGTAGCGATCAGTTTTCGCAGACAGCCCGACGATCTGGCAGAACGCATCCAACCCTTTGAACGGCGCCCCGGATTTGAACTCACGGCGCAACACCTTCAGCGTGTCCACCGTTTTGAACGGCGGCAGCGGCGGCAACCCAGCCTCGATGTGCAGGTCGCCTTTCAGCCACGGCACATCCGCCTCGTCGATGTAGTGCCCGACAACAATGTCAGCCTGCGACAGCAGATTATGCACGCGCCGCAGGAACCGTTTGCGGCCACCACTGTCCCATTCCGCGAGCTGAATGACCTCGGCGTCGTGGTACCACTTGGCGCACACGATCGTGGTGCGCGGCATTCGGGTCACCGTCTCGTACTGCACATACCGGTTCTTCAGGTCGCCCCTGTCCCACCAGTACTGTTCGGTGATGCCGGGGAGCCGTTCGACGTCGAGGATCAGAATCTTGTTGCGCACACCCTCGGATATGCGGACCTGACGTAGGTCGCTAGTCAGGGACATGATGGTTCCTCGCGTGGTGCCGCCACGATTGCGGATTCATGTCGGGCATGCCGTGTTTGATGAGTACTCGCAGCACGTCGGTGAACTGAACCTCACCGCGTTTGGCGGACTCCACCGCCGTGTTTATCTCTGCGCGTTCCTGTTTCGACCGGGCGCCCGCCCAGTCGCATGCGGGGCATGTGCGGGGTTGCAGGCCCGCGAGATCGGCCAGTAGTGACATTCGTGCGCCCTTCTTTCCTGGTGGTTACCGGTCGCGGCGTTTGTCGCCTTCGATTCGTTCCAGTCGTTCGGTTCGCAGCTCCTCCCGCAGTCCGCCGATGTCGCGTTGGACCTGTTTGAAGCCGTCGCGCACCAGATCGCGTATCTCGTCGAGGTCGTCACGCATGTTGGTGTCGTGGGTGTTGACGGTCTGCTCGTGAATCTCATAGGTTTTCGCGTCGATCTGGCGTGCGCGCTCCCGGCCTTTGCGCTGTCCCTGAACGGTGAGTACGCCGACGATCCCTGTTCCGATGGCGGCGATGGTGGAGGGCAGTCCGATGATGAGCAGTCCTATCAGGTCGATACCGTCGTCAGGCTGGTACGCGGCGTCCACCGCTTCGCGCACCGATTCCCAGATCATGCGGCGGTGACCGCTCTAGTGGCCGACGCCGTTCCGGGGTTTCCGCGGCGTTCGGCGCCGATCGACATCAGCAGTGATACGACGGCCGCGCCGCCGGACACGGACAGCACCGATATCCAGTCGGTGGTCATCAGGTCGACTGCCCCGGCGCCGAGGGTGGCGATCGCGGTTTGGGCGAATGTGCGTATGGCCCGCTCGGCGGCGTCGATCCAGAATGAACGTGTCAGCATGGTTCCTCCTATGTGCGTAGGTAGTCGATGGCGGGCTGGGGGTTGTAGTCCACGTGCGGGCCGGTGCGTTTCGCGAAGAACATGCCGGCGTCGAGGATCGCCCGGGTGATCGCGATCGTTTCCGGCAGCGGGGCTTGCGCGAGTTCGATCACTTGGGCCAGCAGTGAATCGGGGCCGGTGAACAGGTCGAGGTCGCGCACGATCTGCCAGATGGCGTTTCGGACCTCTTGTGTGTCGCCGGGTTCGGTGCAGGCGTACAGGTCGCCTTGGTGGGCGTAGTCGCGCCACCAGTCGGGGGTGTTGCGCATGCCGTTGGAGGACACGCCCTGGGTGTTGGATGGGGCCATTGGTGAGCCGCCGTGATCAGCCCACACGTGTCCGAGTTCGCGGTTCGGGTTGCCCCACGTGACCGCTTTACGCACATGGGGTTTCATCCATCGCAGGGAGCCGTCTTCGGGTGCGATGTGGTTCATCCACAGCTCCGAGAGGACCACCGCGCCTTGCGAATATCCCGCCAGTGCGGTCCCGTGGGTTTCGATGCGTTCGCGCCACCGGTTGGCCTGGTTGTGCGCCTCGGTGATTCCTGCGGTGATGGATCGGCCCATCGGGAACGGTGCGGCGGGGTATCCGATGGGTTGCCACAGATATTGGTCTTCGACGGCGCGTGCGGTGTCGGCGTCGGGGCCGACCCACCAGGGCACGCCGGTGCCGCACACGGTGAACAGGACTGGCCGGGTGTCGATGACGGGCCGGGATAGATACCCCATGACGTACTTGGTTTCGGCGTTGATAATCCCGGGGATGTAGAGCCCGTCGCGCAGCTGCCCAGCCGTGTTGTACCGGGATTGCATCTCGGCGACGACCGCTGTCATGGCCTCGTCGTAGAACTCGGTGTCGGCCAGCGTCGCGGCGTAGGAGAACTTGCGCCGCATGAACGCTTTGATCTTGCGGATCTCGTCGGATCTGTCCCCTGGTCCGAGGCCGACGTATTGGCCGTCGATGCGCATCAGTGACCCAACAGTTCTGCTACCGCGTCCACGAGGGTTTTCCCGCCGAGCTGCGGCCAGCCAGTGAGGTTGTATCCGCGCAGTTGCCGCAGAATCTCGACGAGGATTTCGCGGTCACTCCAGTCGTCCGGGAAGCGTTTCACCTTGGGCGGTTCAGGCTCGGTCTTGCCACCAGCCGCCCAGTGGTTGACCCGTTCGGCGAAGTAGTCCCACGGGAACCCGTCGCCGACGTCGGTGTGAGTGCCCCACTTGAACACGTCGGTCACCCACCGGTGGTCCGAGATGCCAGGTCGCCCATTCGTATACGGCGGTGGCACCACGAGCGGGGTGAAGCCGTACTTCTTCGCGTCCTGCACCGCGAGGTAGGCTGCGACGTCGATTGCGTTGGACTGCTTCATCCACTGATCCCGCATCCAGGATGCTCGCGACCCCGCGAAGCACAGGTTGATGCTGATGCTGTTGGCGTTGCCCACAGACCAGGCGGCGCGGTCAGTGTCGACGCAATCGACCACCGTCACACCACCATCGGACGCTTGGGAGATCGTGTAGTGGTACGAGACGCCGTTGCCGTTCTGGAACCACTTCGCCAGGTTCTCGGCGGCAGCGTCCCCGCCGCCGCCTTCTTGGGTGTGGATCAGGAACATGGTGGGCTTGCCGCTGCGGGCGCTGTTGTTGTTCGACCAGATCGGAAACTCGTTGAAGTCGGGGCGTGGTTCGTCGGGCACGGCGGTACCTCCATCGGCGGGCCAGTACTTGTCGAGGTATGGGGTGACGGTGGCGATGCGTGACTTGATTTCGGTGAGGTAGGCGCGGCGGCCGTTGGCGTACCAGTAGTCAGCGCTGGGCCAGTTGGGGGCCTGCTGCATCCAGCAGATGTTCAGCCATATATCGGTGCTGGCACCGGGTTTGGCGCGCCACACGTCGAGCTTGTCGAAGAAGCCTTTGATTTGGGCTGCGGCACCGTCGAAGCGGTGTGGGTAGGAGCCGTCCTGCTGGGCAATGCCGTAGGTGGTGTGGGTCGGGTCCCAGATGGTGTCGTTCCAGCCGGACTCTTGGTAGAAGGTGGACATGATCGCCAGGCATTCGCTGCGGGTGTAGCCGCGCGCCTTGGCTTCGGCGATGGTGATTTGTGCGACTTGATCTTTCGTGGTCACCGTTTGCTCCCGAGGATTCCGCCGAGGACGGGGATGGAGCGGAGCGCACCGTCGATGATGTTGATGACCTGTTCTGGAAGGTTGGTCAGGTCGGGGAGTTTCGCGACGATCTGATCATCCAAATCGGATAGGTCGGGCAGGTTCTCGGTGATCCTGTCGGCGATGCGGTCAGCGATCCTGTCGGCGAGCGGTCCGAGCAGTTTGAGCAGGATGATTCCGAGACGGTCCATGTCCGGGGTTCCTTTCGGGCATAGAAAAACCCCGCGCACCCAAGTGGGTGGCGGGGCTTTTTCTGGGGTGGGTTTAGAAGTAGAACAGGGTGTCGCGTTCGATGAAGAAGTCGATGGCGGGGTTGCCTGTGGCGAACATCCAGGACAGGACACTGGCGAGTGCGATGCCTCCGAGGAGTCCGGTTCCGAGAGCCCCGGCTATGCGTTTCACAGTGCACCTGCTTGGCAGTGGCTTGGTCACGGCAGCCTCCTGACCGTGACGCGGGACGTGTCGATCAGGTGCCTGCGACCTTGGTCGTCAGCGACAGTCAGGACGGTTCCTGTGGTGAAGAGGACTGTTGCGTTCCAGCCGGCGGGGCCGCGGGATTGAACGTGGATCTTCATGGCGGGTCACCAGGTGTCGGTGGTTTCGACGTGGTGGCGGCCGCCGCCGCAGTGGCGCACGCACTTGTAGATGTGTTTGGTGCCGTCCATCTTGGGTGTGCCGTCGGCGTGGGTGGCGTATGTCCAGTCGGCTCCTGCGCCGCCGCTGCCGGTGGCGCATGCGTGCTTGTAGATCTGCCCGTGGCCGGTGCCGTGATTCGCGCAGTGGGCGGGTGCGGCATCAGCGACTGCGGGTATTCCGAGGGCGAGTGCGGCGATTGCGAAGACAGTCGCGGTGGTGGTGCGTAGCATTGGTGGGCCTCCTGTTGGGGGTGGGCCGTCCGGCGGGGTTGGTTTCTCAGGCCTTCGCCCCGCCGGGCGGTGTCTCAAGTTGATAGACCACAGTCTAACCGCGTTTGACTACGTGCACAAGTGTTTCTTTGAGATACACTCCTAGATGTGACAATCATCGACCGCATGATCGCCAACCGGCAGAAACGCGCAGCGACTATCGCCGAGCTTGATGCCGAACTGGCTGCCCTCGTCTATGAGGCGATGACTGTCCACGGCATCACGTGGCATGACATTGGCCGCGCCCTGAAGCTTTCCAAGCAGCGTGTGTATCAACTCCGCGCTGCTGGTGACCCGAACCGTTAGCGGGGTTATTCCCACTCGATCAGGACGTAGCCGTTACCGCCGCTGCCTGCGTTTGATCCGCCCGTGTTTATGGCTCCGTCGGTCCCCCCGCCGCCGTTCCCCGCGGGGCCGGAGCTGGTTCCGTTGCTACCGCCGCTGATGCTGTTGTCGTTGGACAGGACGCCTCCAGCCCCCCGGCCGCCAGCGCCCGCACCGTTTGAACGGCTCTGCCCGCTAGTTGGGTTACTGCCGCCGTTGCCGCCTTTGCCACCTGTATAGCCTGTTGCGGATACGCCGGAGATGCTGGTTGTACCGCCGGCCCCGCCGCTTCCGCTGGACGACGAGTTAGTGCCCCTCGCGCCTGCTGCCCCTCCGCTAGCCGTCAGGTGAACGCTGCCGGACGAGAACACAGTCGAACCGCCGGGAGCGCCGTTATTGCCGTTGGACGATCTCGCCGCCCGCGCTCCACCGGCGCCACCGAGGCCCCGGACGAGGGTATACGTCGAGCCGAGCGACGCGCGTGGAATCCAGACGCGGTCGATGTAGCCACCGCCGCCCCCGCCGCCGCCGCCGTAGCGGTAGCCGGAGTTGGATCTGCGGCCGGAGCCGCCGCCGCCGCCCGCACCGCCGAGTGTGACCCAGCAACCGGATGCGCCCTCGGGTACCGGCTCGTCGATCAGGTCCTCGTAGCCGGGGTCTTCGCTGGAGATGCTGAACGGGGTGAACGTGGGCCACACCTTGTCGTAGCTCGTCCCGTTCCACGTGTACAGCTCAGGGTTGACGAACGCCGACCCGTTCCACACCTTGAACGCGGTGGGGTCAACGAACGCCGAGCCGTTCCAAACTTTCACGGAACCACCACATACAACACACCCGCCGTGCCGGTACCAGGAAGGGTGGTGCCCATCCACATCCCGGACGCGCTGCCGGATTTCTGCACCGACGAATCCGCTTTACCCAGTGAGGTTTGCACATCCGAAGCCAGCTTCGATTTCGCAATCGCCGCGCCGGTATTGATCTTCGCGTTGGTGATCGCACCGTCCTGAATCTTGGCCAGGGTCACCGAGTTGTCCAAGGGTGTCCGCTGGTCCGACAGGCGCGAATCATTACCAACACACACCGTGGAACCACTACTACCCACGGGGATGCGATTAATGCTCAGCGTGCCCGACACCACATCGGAAGCATCCACCTGAACATCCAACTCGTTGGTCGCGTAGTAGTCGACGATCTCGTGGATCTTGTTGTCCAACTCCGGCTGCAAAGCCTCCAGGGCTGCATCGTTATCCGCCGCGCCAGCAATAGCCGCGCCAGTAGAGGTGACATCGGTAACATCGGCCAAAACGTGGTCGTGGGCGAGGTCGGCCTTATCGTCCAGCCCCTCATGCGCCCCTTCGATACCGTCCTCGATGTGGTTGAGACGGTCCGCCGACAACGGGGTGTTCGTCGAGGGAACGTTCTCCCACGACTGCTTCGAATAAGCCATACCAAACCCCCTCCTAAGGTTGCGCCCGCAAACCCCTCGGCACCAGGCACGAATAACCGTCACCCGGAAGCACCGCGAGGGCGGTGTTGATCATTTCGGTGATCGCCGAAGACCGATCCAACACGGTCGCCGGGGGCCGCCCCTCGGCGGTGACCTCCCACCCGCCGACCACGCGGGCGGCCTGCACAATCAACGTGCCGTCACGGTCAAACAAGCCCATCATGTCGTTGCCGAACGCGACGATCTGATGATCAGTTTTGATGTTCAAAACAGTTCCCCTATCCAGGATTTCAGGCGACTATGCGGGGCGTCACGGAGATGCTCGCCCCCGTACCGGACACCTCCACGTCACCGTCGTCGAAAGCTTCCGAACCGACGAACGTGCCCGACGAGCTGGCCGACCAGATGCCGCCCTCCACGTAGGTGCCTGCCGCCACGAAGATTTCAACCTCGTCGCCGGTGTTGGTGCCCGTGGAGCCCGACGTCCACGACGTCTGCTCCCGCGCATATCCACCACCCGTGGCTTCATTCGCCCCTGTGGTGCCAGCAGCTCCGGTATGCACACTGATCCAGTCACCGAGACCGGCGATGGCGTCCGACGCTGCCTTGTGAGTTGCATTGGGAATGCCCATGATTGTTTCCTTTCGAGTTATACGGGATTGAGCGGGACCGCCATGGCGGCCCATGTGCCCGACGAGCTTGTCGCCGTGAAGTTCGTGGCCGTCGTCGCGTCGCTGATGGTCAGGATCGGGAACAGGCCCGAACCCGAGAATCGGTTCGTTCCGCCAGAGGGTGTAAACGTCCGGTTCCCAATGTTGGCGAACGAAACGACTACCCGGCCACCGTCTCCAGGCGCGGACGCCGACAGGCTCGCCGAACCACTGTTTCCGTATGACTTCTGCACAGTGCCGGTAGTGGTCGCGTTCAGATACGAGGCCGCGACAGCGCCCACCCACCCGAAGCCGGTGGGCTTGTTGACCGTCACCTGCTTGGACCCGCCAGCAACGCCATGAATGACGTACAAGTGTTGGGAACCACTGCCAGCGGTATTGTTTAGAGCCTGGCTGCCGATAAGCGTCATCGCTGATCCGTCGTAGGTGACGGAGGCGATCGTGTCGTTGCCCTGTACGACCAGTGACACCAGTACCGACGCTCCGGCGGTGGCCGTGTGGTTGAACGAGAACGTCGACGTCGTTTGCTGGGACATGGTTACCGCGTCGAACGCCACCGGGTCAACACCGTCGTTGCCCACGGCGTCCATACCGATTTCGGGGGTCAATGTCAGCTCGAACTCGCGGTAATACCGCTCCGCGCCGGACATTCCAACTTGCGGGGACAGTTCGAGCCCGAAGCCCTTCGTGAACCCGAGTGCGGTACCCATGCCGACCTGCGGGTCCAGTTCGATACCGAACGACCGCGCAAACTTCGGCGCGGCCTCGAACCCCAGGCTCGGCGTGAACGACAACCCGAAACCGGGGGTCTGCGCGCGCGGCGTCGGGAACAGCGACACCGACGGATACAAATCCTCGGACGGAAACACCGGCTCGAACGCCGCCGGACCACGCATCGCGATATATGGCGCGAACACCAGACCGAACGACGCCTTGCTGTGGCTGGCCGCAACCATTCCCAGCGAGACCGGCACCGACAAACCGAAACTCGCACGGTTGTGCGCCACAGCGGACATGCCGATCTCGGGGGTGAGGGTGACGCCGAACTCTTGTTTCGGACCGCCGTAGCGGAATCCCACCTCGGGAGTGATGGTGACGCCGAATGAGACGTGGGACTCAGCCCACCAGCCAACAGCCACGCTCATCCCCCAATCTGCAAGTTCACCGCCATGCCAGCCCACCTGTTCGGCTGCGCCGATGTAGCGCTCACCGTTCCCGTCCTCGTGGTTGTGTTGACACACAGGGGCGGGGCGATCCCCGACTGCTCCGCGCGCAAGCGCGCCCCCAGAATCGTTGTCAGCTTGGACGACGACACCCCCCCGGCCCCGGCCGAGAACGCCTGCAGCGTCACCCCGCTCGGTACCGTCACCGACTGGCTGTGCGCGGTGCCGTTGCCGTGGGCGAACGTGGGGGTTCCCACGGACACAACATCGTTGAATGAAATGGCATACGCACTCACCCAGCCCGGGCCGGTGGCCTTCATCTGGCGAGCAACGCCGGAGCCTGCGTTCTCCATGCGGAAAATCGCCAGGCCCCCATTCGCCGGATCGCCATTGTGCGAAACGGACCCGAGAAGTACACCGCCGGCGCCGCCATATGTGGCCGACGGGGCTGAGCCCGCGCGGTCCCACGCCACCACCGCGAACACCGTGGCCCCCTCGGAGGCCTTGAAGTTCACAGTGGCGCTACCGACACCAGCCCCGGCCGACGACACTGCATCGAACCCAATATCCACCGGCTCCGGCGGCACCGGCCAGTTTTGGTCATTCGTAATCGTTCCGGGGTACAGATACTCCGCCACCCGCACCCAAATGCGGGTATAGCCCGCGGCCGGGGGGTTGGAGGTATTCGAGTTCTCGTGCAGCGCGAATGTCGCACCCGAGTCCCGCTCAAAGAAAATCGTGGACGACCAGCCACCCGAGAACAAACCGGGATGGCCGAACCATGTACCGAACGACTCTATCCCGTACCCGTAGTAGTACTCGGAAGGAATGTAGAACCCGTTCGCGTACGGGTCCCACCCCGTGGGATGCTTCCAGAATGTTGACAGCCACGCGTCATACGACTCGGGCGACAGGCCCATCGCGTTGTCCCGCAACGCCTCCGCGAACTTCGTGTAGTCGTTGATGTTCGTCGCCAGCGCGCCGGCAGCGTCGAGGAAGTTCGGGTTGAACGTGTCAGCGATCGACGCTGGGGGTGGAACTGGACCGATCGGCGGCCATGACGTTTCCGTCAGCCCAAGAGGGTCTATGATGTCTTCTTTGAAGATCTGCTTGATCGGCCGATGGGCCGGGTCAACAATCTCTAGAACCATCCCGATCAGCGCAAAGTTGGAGTTCGTATACAGGTAGTCGGTGCCGGGATAGAAATTTGACGGCCCTTTCATAGAGCCCAGGAAGTCCTTCGCGCCCGTCCATGGCCACGTCGGAAACAGCGTGATCCAGAGCGCGTTGATACCCGCCGTATACTCCGCGATACCTGACCGCATGGACAGCATGTGCCCCATCGTGATCGCGGTACCGTTCGGAATCCCCGGAACGTACTGCTCCAGAGTGTCATCCAGCGTGATCAACCCTTTGTCGACGGCCTGGAAGAACGCAATCGCGGTGAACATCTTCGTGGAGGAACCCATGCGGAAGTGGTCATCCAACGTCAACGGGCGAACAGTGCCGCCCACGGTGGTGCCATACGCCTTCGCATAGTTCCCGCGCGGACCGGTGATCTGCAACATCACCCCCGGCTGGCCGGTCTCCGCGCGGGACTCCTCCACAATCAAATCCACCATCGCCTGGTCCTCCGGCGACAACAAATCACCCGCAGTGTGCGCGGGAGTGGTGAACTCGTAGGTATCCGACGGGTCCGACAACCAGCCGGCGTTGTCCACCGTCTTCACATAGAACTCGTACGTGGTGTTCGACTTCAAACCGTTTGTCCCATACGGCGGCAACACCGGGTCGGGATTCAACTGAACGAAATCGCCCGAAGCGTCCTTCTCTTTCGCGTAAACGAAATACCCTTTGATTGTCATACGTCTGTTGCTCCAGACCACGTAATCGTGATAGTGCTGAAAGTTGAATCGACCAGCTCCACCAACGTGGGGGGCGTCGGGGGCGTCAAATCCGGGTCAGGGTCAGGCAGCGGGTCGGGCCGGAAGAACACCCAGCCGCCACCAGGAGCGCCATTGCCGCCGGACTGAAAGGCCGCCAACGAGCCCTTGCCGCCGTTACCGGCACCACCAGCCGGCGCACCGTGGCCGCCCATGACCTTCTGGTCAACGCCGCCCACATAGTCCTGCTCGTTGAACGTGAACGTGCCCGGGCCTCGGCCAACAGGTTTCGACAGGAACCCTTCAGTGGTGCCCGCCGCGCCGCCCTCGGCGACAATGGAATACGTGTCACCCCCGGGCGTGGAGATAGACAACGTGGTGTTCCCACCGGCAGCGCCGTCACCCGGGCCACCAACACCACCAGCGCCCGGGTCGAGGGTGATGATGGCGTTGTCGCCGAAATGTTCACCGCGCACCCATGTGGTGGCGTTGAACTTCCCAGGCTGACCGGCCTGACCGTTGATGCCCAATGCCCAGCCTTGTGCACCACCACCACCAGCGCCCACCGCAACCGGGTCGATGTAGTTCACCCAGTTCGGAACCGGGAACACCGTGGCCGCGGTGCCCAGATAGATCTTCAACGGATCGTGATGGTCACCGCCGGAACCTGTATCCACGGCGATACTCACCCACGGCACATCGCCCGAGCGGGTCACCGACGCCTTCGCAATCGACGACGGCGGGCTATCCGGCGACGTGTTGTTTCTGGTGGCCGCCAGCGACACAATCTGCGACGTCGGATGATTCGGCAAATCCGCCACGCGGCCACGCACATAATGCGTACCGCCCACCGGGACAAGCTCATAGGCGTACGCCTCAGACGCCACCACAGGGATCGGGTCAGCCAACTCGTAGGAGATGAACTCCCCCGGCGCGGCCGTGCCACCCAAAAGCCCAACAATGTTCGGGGAATGGTGCACCAGCGTCCAATCACCCGACGCCAAATCAACTTTCCAAATGTTGACGTAGAACTCGGTGATCCCTGAAAGGCCGTAGCCGATCCACGACACCACGCCAAGCGGCATCGACTCTTCAATCAAGTCAACACCGATGAGCGAATTGCTCTGCGTAGCTTCAAGCCACGTCGTGACATTCGACAACGGGAAGTTGGACCGCTCCGACGGCAACAACCCACTATCGACTGGCTTGTTGGTCCTGATGCCGAGAACATCCCACGAGAACAACCCCAAGCTGGCGCGCGAGGCGATCTCCTGCAACACGTTGAACAGGTCCGCGATGCCAGCACCGACACCGGGAAGGCCCACCAGGCCGCCAACGATGCTGTTGACGATGTTCTCGATGGTTTCCCGCAGATTCTCCGGACCCAGCATCCCCGCGATTGACTCCGGGGAGATGTTGCGCAACGCGTCGAACAGGTCCTCCAGCGTGTTCTCAACCGTCTGCACGCCGCCGCGGATAGCCGACACCACCGTGTCAATCGTCAACTGCACCCGGGCCAACAAGGTTTGCAGAATCTCCGGCAAGCCCTCAACCCACGACTGCTGAATAACACCGGTCTGCTTGACCTCGGCGTCATCCCACCAGAACGTGCCGCCAGTAGCGTCTTCAGTCACCACGAACCGGGTTTGCACACCGGTAACCCCGGCGGGCACCCGATACTCGCCAGACAACTCCTTGCCAGGCCACGCCAAGTTCGCGTCCTGGGGGGCGTACGCGTTCAAATCCACCGGGGACTGCGCAACACCATCGATGTACGGCACCAGCTGCAACCGGATCGGCGCGCCGGTACCCACATAATCGTCGTGAGACACGAACACCCGGGCAGTGATCGTCTGCCCTTCGCTGACCGCGAAGAAATCCCCCGCATTCTGCCCCGACCGCAGTGCCTTCAACGTGCCGTCGGCAATAACTTTCGCCGCGCCCGTACCATCACCGCTGCGAGAATGCGACGGGTCCACAACCCAATCCGCGTTCTCGCCCACCGACCCCTCAGGGAACTTCGGGGCAGGCAGAATGTTCGGCGTCTGATTCGAGATGCCACCGATAGGCAGGATCGTCAACAGACTGGGCAGCAGGTTCCGCAGCGGCGCGAGAATGATGTTCACCAACTGCGCCGCAGCCTGAATCGGGTTGAAGCTTGGGCTGTTGAAGTCGATCGACTGGAAGAAGTTGCGGATGTTGCCGAAAAACTGGGTCAGTTCCTCAATTCCGCCACCAACAAGACCCGTGATCGCCTCGATGATGTCCCCGAGAATGGGGATGTTCAAAGCCCAATCACGCAACTGGTCGAACGACGCCTCACCAGGGATGAACACCCCAGCGACAGCACGCACCACCCACGCCAAAAACTGCTCAATGAACTGCTCACCAATCTCAAGCAGCTGCTGAACAGTGAACGGACGCTGCCACTGCAACGCCGACTGCTCCGGGTGAATACCCGGCTCAGACGGCACCGCATGAGCCCACTTCGGCAACGGATCAAACGAAGACGTCATGACAGCGGAAGAACCTCAACCGAAAACATCGACGTAGAAGCAGAAGTCGTGTACGTCACCGACCCCGCCTGACGTTCACACCGGAAATAGATCGTCGCCGGTGTACCGGCCGCCACACGGTCAAACCCATCCGATGAACCCGCCGCAGGTCCCGAAACAAGCGTCAGCCGCTCCGATTGCGCCACACCAGGACACCGGCCAATCACATTCCCGCCGGTCTCACCGTTCAACCGGGCCACCAAATCAACCCGAACATCCGCACCCTCACCGGTGACCACCGTGTACCCCTGCACACGCGGCCGCCAATCAAAAGGCTGCGCAGGAATCGACACCTGAGCCAAAGTCGAGTTCGCATTACCCGACGCCGTGTTATTGATCGACGCCGGAACATACCGGTCCCCCACACGCTGCGCCGCCAACACAAACCCATCAGCAGTCGAATTCACCACCGGCACCTGACCCGCAACCGGCGACGGATCAACATCCGTCGGGTCCCACACCGCCTCACCATCCGCGCCCTTCGCGCCCGCGTGCAACGCCAGGTTCAACCGGTACACACCCGGCGTGGATGTTCCAGGTGGCGTGATCTCAGTGAACGACGCCTCCGCCGGGGTTGGATCGTCCGGGTCCAGCTCCGTCAGATTCACCGTCGCATCGAACGTGGCCGGCACACCCGGATCACCCTTCTCAATCGCGGGCACACCAACACCGATACCGCCCTGCGGACGCAACTGGAGAATCGCCGCACCCGCCGTAGGATCGACAGGAATCTCCACGATCCCCTCAAACAAATAGTGAGTCCCAGCAGGATTCAAAGGCCACGACATAAGGCACGCTCCATTCACATTGGGCGAGTTACAGAAAGAAAGGACGACCGCTGCTTATCCCTGAGGTGACAGCGTGAGGACCGACAACGTTTCAAAAATCCCCGTGATGAACCGCTGATGCTTCGCCAACGGGGCCTCCGACTTGCGTCCATCCCCCAACTGCGCGATCACCTTCCGCTCATCCTGGGAAACCCGCCACATGACGTTTTCGATGTAGTCAGTCACCATTCGGGTACGTGACATGAACACCAGCGACATCAGGCCGCCGCGAAAAACGTCCCGACCCAACGCATACTGGGCACCGTTGCGGAACTGCACCGTCGCCGTCGTCTTGCCCTGCGAATCAAACAAGGCGTTGATGAATGCGAACACCGTTTCGATGTTGTACGGCGCTGATGCTGTCGGATAGAACCGCTCGATCGCCGGATGGTACGGGCCAACTTCGTCACGGCGGTCGTAATGCTGAATCAACTGGAACGCCAGGAAGCTGTTGTTCAGGAACCCCGACAGCAGATCGGACGGTATGCCGGTGAATCCAACAACGATCATCAGCGAGTCGATCAGCCATGCGAAGGTGGCATTCATCAAGTCGTTCAACCACTTTGGGCTACGGCCACCAATAATGTGCTGCCAACCCTCAGGTGTGTGGTCAGTGATCGTGCACGCATCGATGCCGGTGTCCTCACCCGGCTCGGGGGCCACGAAATAGGCGTATGGCTGCTCGAAATCCACACCCAACGCGGGCGCATAGAACACGCCGTCCATGCCGGGAACCTGCTTGATGACAGGTTTGAAGATGTCCCCCAGCGACCCGCCAAGGTCAATCGTGGTGCGCAGCACCGAATCGAGCACGGTTTTCGTCGGACCAGTGATCTGCGACCGGTCCACTGTGGAAAACACGTAGGTAGGCTGGTCCAGGTTCGCCCACCTGTCAGGCTGCGGATCACCTGGAAGCCACAAATCCATGCGGGTATCCACACCGTACGACTGGGTAACGTCCTTGATGACGGCCTGAACGGTTTCCATCCGCACTGTGCGAGCCACCATCGGCGACGTGTCCAGCAGTGGATTGGTGCGTGACACATACACCGGGGTTCGCAGCATGCGGGTGAACGCCTGGACCGACAGCCCGTCCCGCGACAGGGCTTGCAGCACAGTGCCGAACCATGCCCGGATATCCGGGTTTAACGACAGGCCGTTGTTGATGAACTCCAGCCACCCGGACTGCAACCGCAGAGCGCATTCTGCGACCATGTTCTCCACGACGGTTTGCAGCGCCCACACGAAGATCGCGTGCGAGAACGGCTGTGCCTGAATCGGCAGCCACCACGACGGCCAAATCACGTAGTAATTGAGGATGTCGCGGATACCACGCAGTTCAGCGGTGCCGGTCCATGCGCTGTCGCGGTACTCGTAGGTGTGGTTCTTCGTGTAGAACGCATACCGCAAACCGGCTGTCTCGACGATGACACCGACCATCGTCTTTTTGCAGTCCATGAACAAAGGGATGAGAGGGCTGTTCCCTTTGAGGACGATCCGGCCGGTTTCAACATCGTTGCGCGGGTCAGCACCCGACGCCTCGATCAGGTCGCCACCAACCGCGCCCATCGGCTGCCAAAACTTGTCGCACACCGTGAACCGGAACGACGTGTCTACCTTCGATTTGCGTTCCGTCAACGCCCGCGCGGTTCGTGCGATCCTGTTCGGGTCGCCGGACTGGAGGGCGGATTGCCATGCGGCTGTTTCGCGTTCAAACTTCGACAACCGTCATCCCCTCCTTTCCTGGTTCACAGGCGACCACAAATTCACCCCTCACCGAGGTATCGGCCAGTGGCTACATCGGGTAGCGGCGCAACGGAGTCCCCGAAAGAATCACCTTCGAGTCAGCGTTGCCACCAACAATTTCTGTCTTCACAAAGAACTGCTGCGCCGGTTCGCCAGGTGACTTCGCGGGGATCGCCGCGTTCTCACTGAACCGGCCCGACAGGTACTTATAGAAATTGCCCTGCGGGGGAACAATCCCAAACAGCGACCCAATCTGGTCGGTGAACGCGTTCCGCTCCGAGAAGAACGACAACAACGACTTCACCGCCTGCTGGAAAATGTTCAACTCCTGCGGCGACGGCGGCACCGACGTCAAATCCTGCACCAACGTCGTCTGTGAGCGCGGGTCGGTACGTAGGAACACAATCTGATTGGGCAGCAGCGGACCAAACTCCACATACTCATCCGCGCCGGGACCGTCATACAACCGGAACGTGCCCGGGCCAAACAAGGTCGCGTCCCAATACATCGGCTGGTCACCAACATTGACCATCGACACAAACCCCGACTGGGTGACATTCGCATTGTCGCCCGCCGACACTTTCCGCACCGGAGCTGGTGTCGCCTGCGTGATCAACGCGCCACCGGCCTGCATACCAAACCCGATTCCCCGATAATCCGGGCCAAGCTCGCTACCAGTGCCGGTTTCCTTGTGCGACAAGATCGGCAACCCATTGCGCAACACTTTGAACATGCGCGGATCGCCCTCATACCCGGCAACCAGGGTGAACTTCTCCCCAATCAGCGGGGCCACCAGAAGCGGCCGCTGAAACATCACCGTCTGCGAGAAGTTGTTGAACCTCGACAGCTTGATCCAGTTGCCCTGCACCCGCATGCGGATGCCATTACCGTCCCAGTCTCCGTTGCTGTCGCGGCCCATGCGAGCCCACAGGTCGTTCGCCCCACTATCAGGCAGGCTCCACTCTTGGAACCCGCCGAGCACCATCGACACAACCTGATTGTCGGTGTCGGTGTCGAAGTCTTTGTACGGCCCGCACACCACCTCGCGGGTATCCGTTGTCAGCGGATCGTCCGGGTCGTCCCGCCACCTCGCCTGGTCACCATTGGCGTAGACGTACCCGCCGCCGTCACCCTCGTAGTACAGCGGCCAGTCCGCGCCGAGGTCCTGCGTGCCCGAGGTGTCGTAGTTGAACGTGTCGGTCATCGACTCGTACTCGAACTGGAAACTCGCCGCGTAGTCGTAGGTACGCCAGAACCCCGAATCGGCCCGCAGGCGCAAGCTTTCACGCTGCCGCTTGCCGATCTCCAGCGGTGCTTGCGGCGCGCCCTGGAACCACCTGACCGGCGCCCACCAGTGCCCCATGTCGTGGGTGAGGAAGTTCAACGTCGATTCCTGCTTCGCGTCGATCGACGCGACCAGATCGCGGTAGACCCTGCGCGTCCACTTCGGCGACCGGCCACGGCATTCCACCCCCACCTCAACCTCAATCGGGTCGTAGAGCGCATCAATATTGGTGATTCCGTCCTCGGTGGCGCCCTTTTGGTCGATGTGTTTCCACGGCGGGATCAGGCCCTTGAGTGATGTGAGGTGCACCATCTCCGGGGCTACAACCCGGTCGGGGACCGCCATCCCGCCCATCATGTGGAAAGTGATCGACTTGTCGTAGGCGTCGAGCCACATCATCGGCTTTTCACCCTTGGCGAGGTCATACCATCCGTGCGGGGTTACATCTGTGGCGGGGTAATGCTTCTTAGCCATTTACCCTCCCGGCATGACGTACTGGTTTTGCAGGTGATACGCGATGTCGCGGCCTGTTCCGTCTTCGGTGGCGCGCTGGTTGTTGACCGTGATGTTCGTGTCGCCACCCTGGTTGACTTGGGTTTGACCCTGGCCTGTGGCTTGCGGATCAATGTCCTTGCGCTGCTGGGATGCTTGGCCGGCCAGGTTCGGCAACGCCGGGGCCGCACCAGCAATCCCCCCGGCAATGCGGGTGATCCAGTTGTTGTTCGCCAAATCCGAACCACCCGTAGGCAAGAACGTTTCCATCAACCCTTGGGCGCCGATCGCGGCGACCTGACCGCCGTACTCGATGGCACGGTTGATCAGCTTCACCCCAGTCTGCGCGGCCTGACCCGCACCCGGGGCCATCGCATCCAGCGCCATACCACCGGCCTGCACCGCCATGCCAAGCGCACCACCACCGTCCATGCCGATACCACCGGAACCGGACCCGGCATACGGTGCGACGTTCGCCCCGATGTTGGTGGTGTTCGTCGGCCCGCCAGTGAACAGGCCTTGCGGTGCGCCAGCGGCCATCGGGCCGCCACCACCGCCCGTGGTGGGCAGCGGCGCAGGATTCGTCGCCCACGCACCCGACGACACCGGAGCCGGCGGGTTATTCAACGCAGGGTTGGTGTTCTGCGGGCTGTACAACCCCGGAGCACCCGCCGCCGCCGCCGACCCGCCAGGAACCGACGTCACCGGACGGTAATACCGCGACGTCAACGACGGATCATCCGCGCCCGTGCCGCCGATACCACGCCGCGCGGCAGCGGAATCGCTGCCCCAGTTGAACGGCGTGCCACCAGGCAAGGTGGCTTGCATATGCGAGGGGTTGAAGGCGACACGGAAATCGCCAGGCCCACCCGACCCCGGCACAAACCCTCGGGACTGCAACCACTGATCAGCGTTATGCGTGGACAGCGACCTACCCTCGGTGGACCTGCCATCGAGAATGTTGACCAGATCCTCCACAGCGCTGGAACAGTCACCCAAACCCTGCGTGAGGTCGGCTGCTTGGACTTGCGCGTACCGGCCCGCCGGAACGTTGGCGAGTAGCGCCGCGTCACCGGGATAGGCACCGATCGGCGTCATGGACACACCGGTCGCACCGGCGGACGGGTAGGAGCCCCGGTCATACTGGTTGTTCTGGTACTGCGGCCCGAACACACCCTGCGCGCCGAGCACACCCATCAACCCGTGCCCACCCTGGGTCGGGTTATAGGCCGAAATGGCCTGCAACTGCCCCAACAACGGTGCCGCAGCGAGGTTCGCCACGAACTTCGTGATGTTCTCCGCGATCCCAGCCAAACCCTTCGAGATACCGAAATCCTGATCCAGCTGGGCACCGATCTGCCCCAAATCCTTGACATGCTTGTCGGTTTGCTTCGTCAGCTTCTCGTACTGATTCGCGCGGGCATCACTCATGCGCATCTCGGCGGCCTGAAGGTCGCGTTCAGCTTCGATCACATCGTTGCGGGCCTTGAGGCGGTCCTGCTCGGTGGCTTCGGTGGACTGCTCCAATTGGGCGGCGCGGGCACGCTTCTCCGCCAGTTTGTGACGCGCATCCAGATACGACGACTCAGCGGAGAACACGGCCGCGTCGGGTGGCATACCAGCAATCCCCGGCGGCAACGTCGTGTCATACGGCAACACAGGCGCATCCGGCAGCTTCGGGCCAGAACCACTACCACTACCACCATCAGCCCCCACCGCGCCCGGGAACAGATCAGCCAACGGGCCATCCGCGGGTGCCCCATCCGAACCAGGCGCGCCGCCACCACGACGCCCGCGGCGATCCTCCACGGAAACATCCAATGGAACCTGACCGGGAAGGTTACCGAACGGGGACGCTGGACCGTTCGAGTTCGTATCCGCAAGCCCCGGTATCGGGATACCGCCAACCGTTGGCGTGCCAGGTCCAGACCCGCCGCCGAGCTGAGGAAGCGGAGACGGCTGCGGATCAACCCCCGTGCCGCCCTGAATGTTGCGGTCCCACCACTCACGGGCTCTGCGACCCAACTGGTCCGGCGTGTTCGAATGATTCCAGCTATCCGCGCCTGGAATCGCGTTCTGAATGGCCTGTTCAATCTCAGGTCCGTTCTGCGCGACCAGGAACGCCAACCACGCCGGGACCGCCACCCGCGACAGCGCAGCAGAAATTCCCTTAGCCGACTTATCGGCAGTCGCGGGAAGCCCCGCCAGGGTAGTGCTCACTGTTGAAAGGGATTGCGTCAACGCGGTAACACCAGCTATGGCCTTCCACGCCATAAACGCGGTCACTACATCACCAACGCTGATGCCTATCCGGTCCAGCATTTCGACCACACTCGACAGCGCATCCCACAGATCCTGCGCAGTCTCAACCGCACCCTCGAACGCATCCTTGATGTCGTCCTTGTGGGCAACGATCCACGCGTTCAGGTCATTCAACTTGTCGGTCACATTGTTGATCGACTTGGCGAGCGCCCCAGGACCCTCAGTAGTGTCCAACGGGTCACCAAACAAAGCCGAAATGAAGTTCGCCCCAACACGACCCACAGCGGCGTTCATGTTCGACAAGGCGCCGTCAACGGTGTCGGCCAGCTTCTTCGACATGCCACCGAACTGGCCCTCAATCGCCTGCACAAGCATGCCGAACGAAATCGTGCCGTCCTTCGACATCTTCTGAATCTCAGCGCTCGTCAGGCCGAACTCTTTCTGCAACGCCGCCTGAACATTGATGCCACGCTCATTGAGCTGCAACATCTCTTCAGCCTGCAGCTTGCCCTTGTTGAACACCTGGTTGAAGATGACGGCCAGGTCGCCGAACTTCTGCCCTGACGCCCCCGCCGCGTCCGCGATCGCCGTCAACGCCGCCTGCAACGGGCGACCCTGCTTCACCCCACCAGCAAGGAACTGAGTAGCCGCTTTCGCCGCCTCATCCAACGCAATCGGAGTGCCAACGACGACCTCGTTGATATCCGACATGATCGTCTTGACCTGCTCGGCGCTGTTCCCCATCGCAGCAAGGCGGTGCGATGTCGCATCAAGAGACTTGTACCGATCAAACCCCTTGAACAGGGCAACACCGGCGGCGCCGATAATGCCCGTCGCGGCGGCCGTGAACGCTGTGCCCAACGCACGACCAGCCAACGCGCCAGCCTTCGACGCCGCACCCTCATACCCCGACAGGGCAGCCGAAAACCGGCCCGCCACAGGCAACGACGACACCAAAGACGAACCAAACGACGAACCAAACCCCCGGCCCGCCGACACACCATGCGACGAAAAACCATCAACAATGCGAGAACCCGCGGCCTTCGTCGCACGATCAACCTCACGCGACAACTGCTCACCAGCATTACGGCCAGCGGCAGCCGCCTCCTTGGTGACGTTCTCGCCGATCGCGCGGCCAGCAGCCGAACCGCCACGAGCACCAGCAGCAGCCATCTCACGCTCAATGTTCTTCGCCGCCACCGCAGCAGCACGCTCATCAAGACGAGAAATAATGTCCACGTAGATCGGCATCAGACACTCACCTCCCGTCACCAGCCGAACAGATCGGCCTCAACCTCACGCTGCAACTCGTGCGCCTCAACTGAGGCTTTCGCTTTCTCCAACCGATCAACCGGGTCCTCGAAAGCGAACGGCTCATACGCCGCTTTACGGCTCTTCGATGCATGGAATGACGCCCTGAACCGGGCGATCTCGTTGTATGTTTCCGCCGCGATCAACTCCGGCTCAGACCAGCGGCCACCGCGAACAGCCCGCGCCACCGCACCATCAACCGGCGCGAAATCCACATACAACTCCCGAACGCGTTCTTCAGGATTGTCCACGAACCGAACCCCGAACAGGTCCAGCAACTCCAAACTGGACAGCCTGCCCTGATGCCAATCCGAAACACTCAACCCGAAGAAGCGCCGCAGGTCACTCGCTATCTGTCTCGGGTACAGTCTCCAGAACCACTGAGCTTCCATCACTTTTCGAGTCGGACTCAGCTCGTTCCGCGATCGTGAAGCCCTGCTCGGTCCACGCCCGCCACACATCCCGGGCACCGGCAGGACGACCGTTGATCTTCTTCGACCGCAGGACCTCGTAGTTGTCCATGCCCAATACGACCTGAACGATCCGCACCTCACGCGGCGGCGACACACGCTTACCGTCCTTGAAATACGGCGGCCCCTTGACCGCGCCGGGACGGGTCTCCGCCGGCAGGACCATCTCGTTGCCGTCACGGTCCTTCACGGTCTGCTCAGGGATATACAGGTCAGGCTCCCGGTCATAGGTTTCGATCTCTTCGAGATACGCCTCGTAGGCTTCCAGCGCATCATCGTCGAGCATCCGAAGGTTCGGGTGCGGGGGGATCGTCATGGTGCTGCCGTCATCGAAGCGCAGAACACGATCAGCGAACGGCGAATCGAACTCGGTGGCCTGTTCACGCGCGGCGGCACCATTGTTCTCGGGTTTCTTCACAGACATCAGGGGCTTCCTTAAAAAGGGGGGGCTTCGGGGTTGAGGGGTTGGGCTGGCTTTATGTGGGTGCCTGCCGGGTGGGTGCCAGCCCCAAACCAACCCACCCGGCAGGACGATTCACCGGCTAGCTGCCGTCCGAATACTGCTCAGCCCAACCCGGGCCACCCATCCACACATAGAAGTAGCCGGGAACAAGGGCGATCGTCCCCGCCGGGTCGGGCCGCATGAAGTACTCATTGGGCAGCACCTTGTACGTCAGGTCCGCCGCGTCAGGATCGGTCTTCGACCGCTGCTTCGACGCCTGGTCGTCCAGCTTCACCGCCGGATAACCCTCAGCGCGGTAAATGAACCCGCCCGAGGTGCGGCGCGCGTACAGCAGCAGAAGCTGGTACTCCGCCGAGTCAGCGTCCAGCAGCGGACCCTCACCGTAGTCAGGGGTACCCGGAAGAGCCACCAGCGGATTACCGGCGTTGTCGCACAACGGAAGTTCCGACTCCAGCCGGTGAATCAGCGGATCAGCAGTACCGAGCGCCACGAACCGCACCGAATACGACTTCTCCGTCACCTCAGAATCGACCGGGAACTTCGACTGCAACACCATCAAATCGTCAGAGGTGACGTCCGGTTCACGTTCCGCGCCGCCATCCTCAGGGTTGCAGCCGATGTGCCACCAGCCCTCATTCGGATCGGTGTTGTACTCGTACTTGCCGTTCACCTTCCGGCGGATGAAAAGGTCGTCGCGAAGCTTCCCGTCCTGCGCAAACGGCGACCACTTCACCGTCACGCAATCATCCTCGAACGGCGACATGTCCGTCGCGGCACCGCGGTTGTCGCGGATGAAAACCGCCTGCAGGCCGCCACGCTCGATGAACGGCTTGTGAATGTCAGTGAATCCGCCGGCGCTCCAGTCGGTGCCGGTCAATGGCTGCGTCATAGGGACGCTCCTCTCATTTGGATAAGGGACCGGATTGCGAAAATTTCCGGCGAACAAAAAGGGACCCGGCACTATCCGCCAGGCCCCTTGTCAGGGCTGAAACCTTCAACTAGATGTACTGAACACCGATCTCGTAGCGGCCCACATGCCGCACCAAGTGGCCGTCGTCGTCATACTCGACAAGGACCGGTTTCATCAGCACACGCGCATAGTCGATACGCGCAACAACACCACCGCCGACCGGTATCTCCGTCAGCGGGTTAACGACGAGCTCCAGCATTCGTTGGTGCGTCAACTCGGCCTCATTCTCGGCGGCCTCATCAGACGCCGCGAACGTATGCACCGACACGACAGCCACATCGCTGCCTTCCTCGGGAACATCACGCCCATCGACACGACGCACCACACGGTGCGGCAACGGATCACCCGACAAACGGCGAGTGGAAACCTTCCCCAAAGGGGACAGCCACGCCACCAGTACACGGTGGATACTCGGCGCTGAATCAGTCGCCATACGCGTTGCCGCCGAACTGTTTAGCTGTCTTCTGGGCAGGCGCGTACTCGTCGTTGTGCGCCGACCCGAACTCCACGAGATGCGCTTGCGGATCAGTCGCGCCGACCTTCCCGCGACCCTTGTTCGTGGACCGTTCCGTCACCTGAACAGAATCACGGTAAGCGCCGGTGCCCACGGGAGAATTGTTCTTCCACGCGGCAACAACCTCGTCCATGAACTCGTTGACGCCCTCGTTCACCTCAGGCAACTTGTCGAAATCGTCCAGCCGCACACCGAACTTCGCTAAAGGGTTTTTCCTCGTTGGACCGTTCGCCACGATTCATCACACCTTCCGAAGTTCTGCCACCAAACCCGGCGCCCAACCGTGAAAACCCATGTTCCAGTCACGAACCGCAACCACATCGAACACATCCGGCCCGTACCCCACACGGTCTTTCACCTTCACTGGTGAACCGGGCGGCAAGTACAGGTCCACATCGATCGTTTCGGTTTCCACAATCGAATACGTCCCCACCACCTGCACATGCGGGGCCAGTTGGATCACTGGAACAGACACCCCGGCACCGAACTGGGGAACCGTGTTACCCAATCCATCCGACGTGTCACCGACGTGTGGATAGTGCGTCACCGTGTACGGAGTAGGGAACGTCACGGCATGTACCTGTCGGAACCCAGCGGGATGCTGTTCATCGATATGCGGTATGGCCGCAGACGCAGTTTGAGCGCGTTCGTAAGATACAAGTTTGACGAATCACCGCCCCACTTGAACGAGTACGGGCCAGCAGATGCGGTTGTGCCTTCGGGGTATGGCGATTGAGGTGCAGTGAGGGCGGTAGCGGCGATTTGCGCTACCACCCTCACCACAGCACCAGGAATCACGTCAGGAATCGGCTCCCACCCGAGGTATCCGACAACGAGGTCGGATGCCTCTTCGAGGAGAAGACCTGCACGAGTGGCTTCGTCCGGCGTCAGTTCACGCCCGAGAACCAACTTCAGGTCATCGATATCCGCCAGTGACATTCGCTTATCGCCTTAGCTGCCATCCGGGACGACAGCGCCGACGGGCGTCTTGTTGTCGCCGACCGCGGTCGCGCCGTTGCCGAGCACGTACGCGAAGCGGGCCTTCAACCGGAGAGCGATCATGTCACGCTCAGCGAGGTTGATCGATCCGACCGTGGCCTGATCGAGGAACTTCACGGTGATGTCCTGACGGACACCGATCCGAACTCGCGAGGAATCCACCACCAGCGCCTCAGCGACACCGACAGGCCACGCACCGTTGGCGTTGAAGTAGGTGCCGAAGCCGTTGAACGACTCATCGCGGAAGATCGGGTTACCGTTCGCGTCACGAAGGTTCGCCACGTCGAAACGGAATCCCAGGCTGGCGAGCAGGGTGTCAGGCATGTACCCGGCTGCCGCGACCGCCTTCGACGCCCGGTTGATGCAGCCGATCAGGTCGTCTTCGTTCGCGTCACCCGGAACGATGGTGTAGTCCTGGTTTGCCGCGACGGCCGCCGGGAGCAGCGCGGGCGACACCCACGACGACGGCTTGTCGGTGCCGAAGATGACAGCCTGATCGAGCTTCTTACCGATCGCCTGGCCGCCAAGAGCCGCGATCTCTTCCAGCAGCGAGGTCGATGCGTCATCAACCACGTTTTCGTGAACGGGAATGATGACCGCGACTTCCTCAGCGACCAGGGTCCGGTCGGCCCACGTCGCCTCAGACGTCGGCTTCACACCCTCAGGTTCGGTCGCGGACTCCGACACCCACGAAGCGCCAGGCAGGGTCGCCAGGACGGGCAGGTGAGTGGTCTTGGTGCCCATGTTGACAGTCGGGAACGCCTGCAACACAGTCGATCCCTTCTTCGCGGACGCCAGGAGGTCGTTTGCGTAGGCCTCCTGGATGAGGGTCGCGACCTCGGAACGTGAAATGTCAGCCATGATGGCCTTCCTTTCATGGTTTTCCGCCGAGGCCGATCCTCGAACGGGTTTCGATGGTTGGGTTAACCGCCGGCCCGCATCCGACGCAGAGCTTCAGCTGCTGCTGCTTTCGGGTCCAGGTCTGCGGTCTCAGTGCCTGTTGTTCCTGATTTCAGGTTCTTTGCAGGCGGTTTGAGCTTTGGGGCTTGCTGTTGCAATTGCTGATCACGCCATGCGATCAGCTGATCAGCGGAGGCTTCCAGTTCCTCTTTGGTGCTACCCGTGAGGCTGGCCGCTGGCACGCCTTTCTCGGCCGCCACTGACGTCACGAGAAGGTCGCGTTCTGCCTTTTCCGCCCGTGAGCTGACTAATTGCAGCTGCTCGGTGAGTTTCTGCAACTCGGTCTTCTCGCCCTCGCGGATTTTGTCCAGCTCTTCGGCTTTCGACTTCAGGTCGTCGTAATCGGAGAATTTGCTTCGTTCGCGTGCGATTCGCTGCTGGATGATCCGATCGAACTCGTCCTGAGATGTGATGGGTTTGAACGAGCCCTGCTGTTCGTCCCCGTTTCCGGGTTGGGTTGTTGCGCCGTCTTCGACGGTGTTTTCAGCCTCTTCGGGCATGGCGATATAACCTCCGCGTTATTTGGAGTGGCCCGACCATTTCTGATAGCGCAGGTCGTCCGCGCCTTCGCCTGAAGTGTCAGGCTGAAGTCATGCGCCGTAGAACGGCTTTCGTGTCGATCGCGCCGTGGGCGCCTTTCGTCTCTCCGTCCTCGCGGGCAGCGGTGACGGCGTTTTGGTAGTCGTCTTCCCATTTGTCCACATACGGTGGAGGCTCGTATGACTGGCCCGGGCGGACTGGGACGGCGATGCAGCGGCAGTGGTCGTGGTACTTGGTTGATGCCCCAGCTGATTCTCTGGACCAGTACACTGCGCCGCGTGTGGCGAGCATCCGGCAGAACGGGCATGCTGTAGCCGACGCGTAGCGTGCCCATCTGGTTTTAGCTGGAAATGGCGCTCCAGCGGCGGCGATTTCGTTCTCTAGGTTGGCGAGAACTGTTTCCCGCGAGGCGTCGAACACCATCCGCTGTGTAGACCCTGCGAGCCGGTCCAGTGGAGAGGCTTCTCCAGGTGCGTGGAACGCCCACGACACCGTTTTCTGAATGCGGCCTTCTGGTATCGGTTCGGTGACCGGCGACGCCTTATAGGGCAGCTGCGGCGCGGTTTCGGTGTACCACTGCGCTGTGACCATCGACGCTGCCGACAGTTGCGGAGCTACAAGTTCAGGCAACGCAGCAGAGACAATCCGCTCGAACTCCGCAATGTCAGAGTATGACCGCCACAGTTGCACGAGCTGAGATGTGTTCAGCGTCGCCAAGTCCGATAGAACCTGCTGCAAAGCGTCGGCGTCAGTCGGACTGGGCAACTGTCCTACCTGCTATATCCCCTACCTGGGGATCACGCTGAGCCGCTGCCGCTCCTTGCCTGATACTCGACACCAGATCAACAACAGTGGACTGCTGAATTGAATCCTTGATCGCCTTGATCTGCTGCTGCGACAACCCAGGAACCAAATGAACCACATCCCGCAACTGCACACCAGCCGCGACAAGCTTCGTAATCCCATCGACGACAGCGCCGAACGCACGAGCCTCAGTGTCCCGCCAAACCACCTCAGCACCAGAATCAGCCGCAGTCTCCTCATCGCCATCAATCTCGGCAGCCAGACGTAAAACCTGCTCCCACGACTCACCGAAACTGTCCCGCTTAGCCTGCAACTTCCGCTGCTGATTCGCCTCAGCAGCCGCCAAAGCCTCGGCGGACATATTCACCATCTTGCCCGTCACCTGAGCCGGCGAAATCTGCGCCCGCATCGCAACATGCTGGATCATCTCATCCAGAATGTCGTTGTACTGACCCGTATCCGCAGCAGGAAGCGCCTTCGCGTCAACGTCTTCATCCTCAAACGCCCACACACGCTTAGCGGACGCCGCTAGAATCTCACTAGGCGATGCCGTCCACCCTGTGATCACCTTCTGGGGGAACGCCCCGAACCGCGAAACCACCAGACGATCAAAATTCACCGAATTGATCGCCTGCTGATCACGAATCAACGGTGCCACCTCGCCAACAATCGCACCGTCAGCATCACGACCATTGACGAACCGCACCACAGGGCACACACGCTCGCCACCATAAGTAGCGCCATGCGGCACTGGATCACCATCGACCACAACACTGATCGGATGAGAAGCGCTCCGAAGCGTCGGATCAGACTCCGACACCTCACCCAGATCAAGGTCATAGGCAAACTCGTCGTCATACAAGCGGCCACGGCGACGCAACTTCGCATCAACCTGAGTGACCCACATCTCCAACGCATACTGCGGCCACTCATCAGCAACAGGATCGACATACGCCGTCAGAATCTGCTTCGGAGACCGAGGCGACAACATCGGACCATTTGGGCCAGCAGTCACCGTCACGTACGACGCCCCGTACGTCAAGGCAGGAACATATACCGACGACTGGCGAGCATCCATCCGGTTCGCCTGCCAAATTCGCCACGCCGGATCGTTATCCTGCGCATCCGCAGACCGATACCCGGTCACCGACAGATTCTGGGCGAACGAATCTACAACCAAACCTAGAACGTTCTTCACTGACAGCCGAGCTAGATCCTTGATCTCCTGCTCCGCCGACTCCGGAACCTCTGGAACCCCACGGATACCCTTCGCGTAGTCGCCGATACGGTCCAGCCATGAACGCTCGGAGAGGTGAATCTGCCACATCGCGGCGATCACATCGCGTATCTCGCGATCATCAAGCATCGCAGCTACACCTCCCTTCCGTAGTAAGGTCACCAAAACCTCAGGCGAACGATGCGCCCCCAGAACTGCGCGGCTTCGACGTCACCGCCGCGTACACCGCCGCCGACATCGCTATCGCAGGGCCAATATCAAACGACTCAGCACGCGGCATCATCATCCACCCGCCGGACGGACGATCCTTACGCTTAGCCCCACGCACCGCCACATCAAGCTCAGCCTGGCCGCCATGCGTCAAACGGCCCTGATCAACAAGACTCACCCACAACGAATTGCCAGCGACCGACTCGTTAGACGAATACACCGAAGACTTAAACTTCAACTGCTTCAGCTTCTCGCCCAACGCTTTCGCCGCACCAACCGAATCATGCTTGATCGGCGTTTTCCGAGACGCGTACGCGCGCAGGAAATCCACCGCCTCAACCTCAGACTGCGTGCCAAGAGCGATCTCGACATGCACCCCATCGTCGACACCAGACCAGCACGCAACGATCCAAAACCAACCAGATCTGGTTGCACTAACCCCGAACGCTGAAACGTCACCAAGATCGTCCACGTCGCAGCACAGCGACCGCCACTGATCGCCCGGAACAACCGACGAAACCTCGTTCGTCTTATCCCAAATCCCGAACACCTCACGGCGAACATCCTCCGGAGACATGTTCTCCACCAGACGCTCAATCGCCGACTTACCAACACGATGCCCGAACGACGGATTAGCCTCAGCCAACCGATCCCAGAAACCCGGCGCATCAATATCGGCCACAACATCATCGGGAGACTCCGGAGCGAACTCCACATACACACCCTTGAACGGGCGGCGCTTCTTCTGCTCCAGCGCACGATCACGACGACGCTTGAACGCATCATGCACACCCAACGCAACCTCTTGCGGCCGCGGCGGCGTACCCATAAAGAACGCCAAACCAATCTCGGAGACGTTCATCGCGGCGAGCATGTCCGTCAGTGCCGACTCCTTCAAGTTCTGACACTCGTCATAAACCTGAATATCAACCTCAGAGAAGCCACGACCGAAACCCTGAGCCCGGGCGCCGAACAAAATCCGTGACCCGTTCGCGAAGTGAACACCCCGATTGTCGTCAGACTGCACCACAGGATGCATAGGACGCATCTTCGGCCGAATCGCCGGCTTCTCCACAATCCCCGCGATCTTCGTCAACGTCTCCGATGACGTCCGATCATGATGAGACGACCAAACCACCAACGTGCCCGGACGAGACAAACAGATCGCGATCAGCCCGACCATGATGCCCCACGTTTTGCCGGCCTGCCGAGCGATACTCAACGTCACACCCATGACGTCGCACGCCAGCGTGCCGTCCTCACGCAAACCCAAGGCCGCGTACCAAATGTCTTCCTGCCACCGATCGAGCACAATCCCCATACCGGGCAGCTCAGGCGCGATCAGTTCGTTGTAGCGCGTGAAAGCTATGTCATCGGGGATGAAACACTGGCGAGCAATATCGACAAGCGGCGCAGGGTTAACCCGACTTCCGGAACCGGTCGGCATCGAAAGCCACAACCTTGCCGGACTCCTTCGGAGCCGACTCAGACTCGGAGTTGAGCGCCTTCAACCGCAAAATCTCGGCCTTCGCCCGCTCAATCTGCGTGTTCAGCTGCGAGCGGAGCTGCGGCATATCCTCAAACGCCTCAGCAAGCAGGCGATACCGAATCTTCGCCTCCGCCAGCTCATCACCAGCGGCCATCGCCTCATTCAACGTGCTGTACTCAGCCATCACATATCCTCTCGGACCCGCCGGTTAACCGCCCGACGTCAGCGTGGCGCACCAAAGCCTGGTGCAAAAGGTCTAGGCAAAGCGCGGATTCACGTACGACTCCCTCACTGCCGGGACATCACGATCCCCAGACGACTTCGCACGATTACACTGCCGACACACTGCCTGGCAGTTATCCAGCCCATCCGAATCCTCCTGAGACCAACCCAATCGAGCGGCCTCAACAGAACTCACAATGTGGTCAACCTCAAACGACCGCGGATGAGGTGGGCGAGCGTCATAGTCGATAACCCCGCCCAGTGCCTGGCAATCAGCAGTGATCCGCAACGCGCATGGAGCATCACCATCACGCTGACGAACCTGAGCGCGGCGACGATTCCGGACAGTCGTGCTAGCGAAAGGCATGGGAACCTCCCTACCCCCCAGGTCACACACACACTCGCCT